GTAAAATTCGTTTCTTTATTAACTTTATAAAAATCTTGATTATTTATAAAGTTATTATCACTCATATAGAGTAGTAAAAGAAAATATAATATCTATTCTTAATCAACTCTTGTGTAACCTTCCGGTTCCCAAATTTCGGGATTTTTAAATATTTTCACGACAATATCTAATTGACGATGCTTTTCATTATCTTCCAGACCTTGTGGATTTTGCTCACCATATTTAAATATTGTTATATTATTATTTTCACTATAACGGTTTGCTGAATCATATTCTAATACGGGGTAGAAATCATAAATAAAACGATCTTTAAATTTAATTTGTTGTGCTGTTATATAATAATTATTAGATAAATCCTTTAATTTATTATAAGATAAATCATCTAATTTAACCTTTAAAGATTCGGGAAAATTATTAGAATTAAAAAAAGAAATTTGAGTATTATTTTGGGAAATATCAATATCTTTAAAAATTCTTGTAAAAATGGGAAAATCGTATTTTGTTATATTATAATCTTCTAATTGTAAATGGTTAACACTTATATCGTTACAAACCATTTTGTTAGAAGATATATCTCTTATTATTAATGAAGCCTTACTAGCATCTATAGTTACTGTATCAATGCCTTCGCGTGTATTGATATTTATAGTATCCGTATTATTGGGTATTATATTATCAACGGCTATTTCTTTGGTTTCAACAATAGTTGTTTTTATGATATTTCTAGACAATTCATTCGTCTCAACACCACCTTTAATTGACAAACTACCATTAATAATTAATTTATCACCTGATACATCGATATTGCTTAAAGAAATATCATATTTCGTTTCTCGTTCAATAATATCTTCAACGGTTTCACCAGAAATAGTCAAGGTATTTGTAGAGAGATCACCAATAATAACATGATTATTAAAAATTGCATTTCCATTAACGGTTAAATTCTCTCCAGAAACATCTACACTTGATAAAGAAATATCGTATTTCGTTTGTCGTTCAATGATATTTTCAACAGTTTCACCAGAAATAGTGAGAGTATTTGTAGAGAGATCGGGAACGCTAAGATGATTATTAAAGATTGCGTTTCCATTAACGGTTAAATTTTCTCCAGAAACATCTACACTTGATAAGGAAATATCATATTTTGTTTCTCGTTCAATGATATCTTCAACCGTTTCACCGGAAATAGTGAGAGTATTTGTAGAGAGATCTGTAACGGTAAGATGATTATTAAAGATTGCGTTTCCATTAAAGTTAGTTTTTCCATTAACGGTTAAATTCTCTCCAGAAACATCTACACTTGATAAAGAAATATCGTATTTCGTTTCACGAATAATAATATCTTCAACAGTTTCGTCTGATATGGTGAGGGTATTGGTTGTAATATCATTAAAAGAAATGTTATCTGGTATATTTACTGTTATACCATCTGAATTTAAATTGACAGGTTGGTTATTAATAAAAATAGAACTAGCATCAATTCTATTACTGCATATTTTATCAGTTTTTATTTTTGAACTTAAAATATCAACGGTAGTTCCGTTTTCTCCAATTTCTAAAAGATTTCCTGAAATTTCTATTTTTTTAATTTTAATAGTTGATGGTATATTATCGATTATTTTACTATCAACAATTCTGTTTGCTTCTCTATCAACTATATTTTGAACAGTTTCGCCAGAAATAGTCAATGTATTTGTAGAGAGATCCGGAATAGTAACATGATTATTAAAAATAGCATTTCCATTAACAGTTAAATTCTCTCCAGAAACATCTACACTTGATAAGGATATATCGTATTTTGTTTGTCGTTCAATGATGTTTTCAACGGTTTCACCGGAAATAGTGAGAGTATTTGTAGAGAGATCCATAACAGTAAGATGATTATTAAAAATTGTATTTCCATTAACAGTTAAATTCTCTCCAGAAACATCTACACTTGATAAGGAAATATCATATTTTGTTTGTCGTTCAATGATGTTTTCAACCGTTTCACCAGAGATAGTGAGAGTATTTGTAGAGAGATCACCAATAATAACATGATTATTAAAAATTGCATTTCCATTAATACTTAAATTCTCTCCAGAAACATCTATACTTGATAAGGAAATATCATATTTTGTTTGTCGTTCAATGATGTTTTCAACCGTTTCACCGGAAATAGTGAGAGTATTTGTAGAGAGATCACCAATAATAACATCATTATTAAATATGACATTTCCATTAATGCTTAAATTCTCTCCAGATACATCTATACTAGACAAAGATATGTCACTTAGAATATTAGTAATGATAGTGCTACCATCACCTGAACCAGCAGGGCCAGCAGGTCCGGTTGGCCCCGCTGGTCCAGCAGGTCCCGTGGCCCCGGTTGGTCCTGTGGGGCCTGGTGGACCAGGGATACCCGGTTCGCCCGGGTCACCTTTTTCACCTTTTTCACAACATTTACCGTATTTTTGTTTATTATAATAGTCCTTATAATTTGATGTCATATATTATATTAAAATAATATATTTTAAAGATATAAGAGTAAAAGTAACAATGAATATTAATATGGTTTTATTAAGTCCACAAATGAGAAGGCGTGTATTTAAAGAAATAAAGAGAGATGATTTAAATGCAGAATTAATAGATAATGATTTATACATTCTTTTAGATTTGAATGAAACACTAATAAAAAAATTAGGCATTAAAGATGAAGGTTTATTTTTAAAATTAAATTTAAATAACTACCCATTTAACCCACCTGAAATTAAGTATATTTTTAAAAATAAAGAGGAAAAAATAGATAAAATATATTTTAAATCGATAATTAGTTCTCATGGAAAATTTGAAAAAGAGTTAAAAAAAATATCGGGCGTGCCGTGTTGTTTGGGGTGTTCTAGTTTTATATGTAGAGAAAATTGGGCACCAACTAAAGGTATTAAAAATATAGTAGACGAATTTATAAATATATTAGAAATAAAAAGTCGTGTAGTAGAGAGATTATACTGTGATAAAATACAAGAACAATTAGTATATTCTAAAACAAAAACACACATTAATTATTTATCATCAGATACAATTAGAATTGCAGATTATTTATAGTATTTAAAAAATTGAAGTTAATATAATAGATTTTAAATTTGATAAAGATTCATAAAATAAAGAAAATTTTCTAAATGGTAACAAAAACCAAAATATTTTGCACATTGATGGTTCTTATAATCATGACAAGAACAGTACAAGCCGAAGATGACGATGAATGTTTATTATGCGATGCAGCTATTGGTGCAGCAATGGCTGTATGTGAGACGAATGATACGTGTAATTCTTTACTATCTATTTTGGCAATTTTGGGGTTATGTGTTTTGCTTATACAATGTATTTGTGGTGATGATGAAGATCGTGATGAAATTTGGGATAGTATTCCCTCTCAAAACAGTTTTGTAGCAACGGGTTCGGGATATGGGTTAACACGGTGGGTTATTAATTAAATATTCAATAATTATTTAATAAATATTTAATTGTATTTATATATGGAAGAAGGGGATGACATGGATGATATATATGAATTAGCGGAAGCTTTGGAAAATGAAAACAATAGCTCAATAATAGATTTAACTAGTTCAAAAATAAAAATAATTAAAAACGATATACTTCAACAGCTGCAATTAAATAAAAAAGATTTAAAAGAAATGCATAAAAAGTTGAAAGACTATAGATATTGCAGTGATTTAAAAGATTTACAAGAAGGTTTTTTTATTAGATGGATACCGCTTATTAATCCAGAAAAAATAAAATTAACAAAGGGTGGTATAGTGTGTGAAGTTAAATTAGTAAAAGGGCAATTATATATTTTATGTAAAAATTTTATGGATATGTTTTTTCAAATAAAGTTTGACGAAGTTATAATTTTTCAAAAATTATCAAACCAAGAGAAAATAATTCTTAGTATTTTAGATTATATTGAAAAATAGTATTTTATTGTTTTTTTGTACCGGGTGGAGGCGACTTAGATTTTACTTTTTTAGATGATTTTTTAGATGATTTTTTAGATTTTATTTTTTTTTTTCTTGTAACAGGTGGTGGTGGGGGGGGTGTTTTACTTTTCTTTGGTAATACGGATGATGTGGGTGATGGTGTATTCCATGCTAATCTAGGTTTTGCAGGTGGTTGTTGGCTTGTAGCAGGCTGTTGTTGACTTGTAGCAGGACCTGGTAGTGCAGGTGGCGCAGCTGATTGCTTAGAACGGGGTTTTACTCTAGATTTTATCTCCCCCTTTTTACTAGACGATTGGTTAGATTTTTTAGTGACTTGTTTCTTAGGTGATTTTTTACTTTTTTTTTGTGTTTTACTTTTATCTTTTTGAGATGGTGATAATCGGGGTTGTCTATTTTTTCGAGGATACGGGATAACAACAGATTTATCACGAGGTTTTACTGTTGTTTTTATCTTACCTCGTTTATTAGGTTTTTTTTTAGATTGTTTTTTAGGTGATTTTTTGGTAGACGTTTTATCTTTTATTTTTTTTGTTTTTAGTGAAGTGCGTTTAATTAAAGGTGGTGAAGAAAATTCAAGAGCTTCTTTCTGTTGTTCTCGTTCTTCTTGTTCTCGATTTATATCATCAATATTTAAAGAAGTCACCCCTGGTAAAGGCATTAATCCTCTCTTTTTATTAGTTGTAGGTAATGCAACAGTATTAACTTTTTCTTCAGCAAAATCATCAAAATCATAAAGATCAGTTAATTCATCAGATTCAACCACAGGTTCAGCACCCACAGGTTCAACCATATCTTCAGCCAAAGGTTCAGCACCCACAGGTTCAACCATATCTTCAGCCAAAGGTTCAGCAGCCACAGGTTCAACCATATCTTCAGCCAAAGGTTCAGGAGCCGCAGGTTCAACGACGGGTTCAATAGGATCTTCAGCCAAAGGTTCAGGAGCCTCAGGTTCAACCATAGGTTCAACCATATCTTCAGCCAAAGGTTCAGGAGCCACAGGTTCAACCATATCTTCAGCCAAAGGTTCAGGAGCCACAGGTTCAGCAGCCACAGGTTCAGGAGCCACAGGTTCAGCAGATTCTTGAGAAGTAAGATCCTCTTGTTTTTCAGTTACGCTATCATCATTAACGGATTGTTGGGGTGTAACACCAACGGGTTTTTCAAGTTCAGTATTACCATCAACAGATTCTAGAGGAACCTCTTGTTTTTCAGTTACGCTATCATCATTAACGGATTGTTGGGGTGTAACACCAACGGGTTCTTCAACTTCAGTATTACCATCAACAGATTCTAGAGGAACCTCTTGTTTTTCAGTTACGCTATCATCATTAACGGATTGTTGGGGTGTAACACCAACGGGTTCTTCAAGTTCAGTATTACCATCAACAGATTCTAAAGGTGTAGCATCGACTGGTTCTTTAGCAACACCATCAATTGAATCTTGAATTTTACTATCACTTATAATCGGTTCTTCAGGTGTTGCATCATCAGGTTTATCATCAACAACATCAACAGATTCTTGGGGCGTTGATAAAGCATCAATCGGTTTTTCTGTCATCTCGTCAGAGACAGCATCAACTGGTTCTAATGGTTTAGACATAGGTTCGCTATCTTGAACAGGTGTCGAACCCTTAGTCTCGCTAACAGGAACCTCAACCGAATCCCCAATAATTTGAGTCATTGGTAAATCGGGTGGTTCAGCAACAGCGGGTGTAGTAATTTTTGTTTTAATCTTACTTTTAAATTTTTTACTTTTGGAAGGTTTAGAAAATAACTCGTCATTCAGGGGTTTATCTATTGGCATTGTTGGAATTTCACTAAGGTCAATATCGTCAAAACCCTCTTTTTTTACAGAAATATTACGATCAATATCTACCAGAGCTTTTAAGGCACCTAACTGAAAAAATTCAAAGAATTTTAAAAATTCTTCATTACTATAAGTTATATTATTTGAAACAAGTTCTTTATAAAGTTCATACCCTATATCTCGTTTTAATAATAGATAAGAGTTTTTCTTACTTAAAATACCATATTTTGGCGGCAATTCAAAATTTCCATTTTTTCTATCTGAGTAATTACTTCCATAAATAATAAAGAACCCGTTTATTTCATTAATTTTATTTATAAAAGACACAGTTTTCGTGTTAATGCTTGGAATAGAAGTATTACATATTAATACGAGTGGTAAATTATAGTGTTTAGAGAGAATAAATAAATCAATCTCAGTTAGATAATAATCATTGGTATTAATTAATCTGTTTAAAAGAACACCTTTTTTTAAAGATATAAAAAAATCTTTTTTACCTTGACTAGTAAATACTTTTTTAATAACACTTTGCTTTTTAAATACATTAAATTTTTCTTGATAAAGTTTAATTAATTTTTTAACTAACATTTTAATAGTCAACGAGGGGTCCTTGAGATGAACTTTAAGTATTTCATTGAAAGCTTCCCAAGAGCACAAGTTAGAGCGTTTAAATTTAACAAGATTAAAATTATTAAACTTATCTTTCCAGTTGCTACCAAGTGGATTATTCTGTTTTTCAATGCATTCATTAACGGCTTCACTCTTTTTAGTTAAATCCAAATTAAAAGTGCTTTTATATTTAAAAGAAGTGTTAGGTAGGGAACTAGACCAAGGATTAGAATTTACAGCATAAGGATTTTGAATAGTATTTTCGATATCATTAAAGTAGTCATTAAGAATAGAATGTTCAAATAAGATAATTTCATCATCATTAAGTTTAAAATTAACTTGCTGTAATGATAAAAAGTTGTTATTTTTAAGTATAAAGTCTCTTAATTTATCATATGTTATTAGTTCATTTGCAAGTTTTACAAAATATTGTTCAGAATTGTCTTCATCGTTTATCAAATTTATAGATGGTAATATTATTTGACATATATCATTTGCGTTTAAAGTTGTAAGAGAGCAAATGGGTTTTTTACAAGAATCACCTGATAAATTCAAACATAATTCTATTTTTTGAATTTTTTGAATAGTATCTAAATCATATTCAGCGAAAATAACAAATGTATCTAATAGTTCTCTTAGTTTATCAATAACAAATTCTAATTTTTGATAATAATTCAAAGTTATATCAAATATTGCATTTTTAATACTATTTTTAATATCGATATTTTTACTATTATTGATAACCATTTTAGCAGTATTTCTAAAACTACCGTAAAAATGTGTTTCAAGGTGAATTTTTTTTATAAATATAATTCTCTCTATGTCAACAGAATTTAGATTTGCAATATCGAAATCTATATCAAAGTAATTCTTATCATCACTAATATTATTTGAAATAATCGGGCTTAAATCATCTTTGTCAATAGAATCATATGGCATAGGTTCAACGGGTATAAACTGATTTGTTTGAGTGTAAATACCAATTATAATACCATTATTAATATATTTATTAACAGGCAAACATGGTGTTTCTTTTTTTGTGGTAGAATAGATGTATTTTAATGTATCAACAGTGTCTTTATAGCTATTAATAATACCCGGAGAAGTGATATAATCAAATGGTAAATTAAAGTCAAAATTAGAGGGTTTGCAAGGTATAAATATAGATTCGTTTTTAGATTTTGATACAATCATTCCAATAACTTTATGATTAAAATTAATAATTTGTTTTGAAAACATGTATTTAGAACCATATTTTTTAAATATTTTTAGAATATCTTTAAAATTTTTATTTTCAATAAAATTTAAGGTTTTATTATATTTTTCAGGCATACTTTTTTGAGGTTTACATCGTGAACTTAAATCGTCCCAAATTGTTTTAATGACCAATCCGATGTTTGGCAATTCTTTTATAATATTTTTAATATCAAAAAGTTTTTGTATTCTGTAGCTTTTTTTCTGTAATTTTGTAATATTATAAATAGGTTCATAATACCCATTTTTACAATAAATAATCATTGTTTTAATATTGCTATCAAAAACATTTCTAGAATAATAATTTTGAGGACATATTATTTCGATTTTAGAGGTGATATCATTTTCAGGACTATTAAGAATAATGAGATTTAGCCCTTTTTTAAAAAGACTAGAAGGAGAGATTTTTTTAGGCAAACAAATTAAATCCCACAAATAGGTATAATCAATAAATTGTTCAGGGTCATTAATATAATTTTTAAAGTTTAAAAATGCGGAAACAATTCTTTTAAAATAATTAGATGAGGCTTGAACTTTATTTAATTTTTTAAATAAATTAGTATTTTTAAAAGGTTCAATATCAACATCATCTTTGTCATTATAAAATGAATTAACTAGATCCCCGTTTTGTAAGACAACAAATCCATCAAGTGTCAGACCATTATTAATGGTTTTTTTCAAATTTTCTATTGTAAATTTGGGAGTTTTGCCGATTGGGGTGACTTCAAAATCATTTTCAATACCAGATGCAACATTTACCACATTTGCAATGCAAGATAAAAATGATTGATTATTATTTGCCTCAACACCAAAATGGAGTAAACAGGGTTGATTAATTTTTAAATTAGAATTTGTGAATGTTTCTTGACATATTTTGGCACAATTATATCCTAAAAATCTTTGCAACACATATGGCAAATATCCAATTTGTCCGGGTTTTATAGGCCAAGCTTCTAATAAAGGTGCTTCATCGGTTTTAACAATATCTTTTTTGATAGTTAGAGGTTTTTTTTCTTTATTTTGATTACATTCGTTATATGCTTTTTTTCTAGCATTACTAGGACTTTCTCTTACAAATTTAGTTCCTTCAATAGAATCTAATATAACATTTCCATCTTTATCTTTTTCATAGTATGGTCCTTTACCATCAACAGAGCCTTTGCCCGTTGGTTGGTAATAATAATCATAAGATATTTTAGGTAGTGTATATGATGTTTTTTTTGTAATTTCATTATAATAAAATTCTTTACCGGATTTATTTTTTTTTGTTACCCAACCAGTTGAACCAAAAGTAGTTGGGCGTTTGAAACAGCATGGAACACAAAGATTTTGTGGATGTTTATTTTTATCTTGAAAACTGGGATAAAATGGTTTATAAACCAATAGATTATTCGTTTTAACGTCCTTGTGTTCTTTATCATCTGTAAATTCATATATTCGTTTTCCAGGTGGCACCTTTTTGCTCTTAGGTGGTATAATAGCATCCCATCCACCGCATCCACCTTCATTTATTTCTTTAAATGTAATGGGGCGCTGTTTATTATTTTCATCTTTTAAGCACCAGTATCTGGGACATATGTAGTGATATTTTTTATCTTCTTTACTCCCATATGTTACATGTTCATCATAAGATTTAATTCCATAACTTTTATCTTTTTTATCAATATATTTTTTTTCTGAATCCTTTAAAATAATAGGTTGTTTAGAAACATTGGCAGGGCAAGTTCTAGAGTAAGCATCAAATTTACCTATTTTTTTTTTAATAAAAATTTCTGGTTCAAGTTGTTCTCGTTTTTTAGAAAAAATACCACTTTGTCCTTTTAGATGTACATTGTTGAGATCGAGGGCTTCTTGTGGGCTATCTTCTTTAATTTTTGAAGATTTTTTTTTCTTTTTTTTTAGAAAAACCCTTTTAGATTTTTTTACTTTTGATTCATCTTCATCCACATTAGACTCGTCAACAAGACCTTTAGACTCGTCAACAAGACCTTTAGACTCGTCAACAAGACCTTTAGACTCGTCGGCAACACCTTTAGACTCGTCGGCAACACCTTTAGACTCGTCGGCGACACCTTTAGACTTGTCTGCTTTAGATTCTTCTGCATCTTCATTAATAAATTCAATGTTAAAATCATCCAAACTACGAACACTATCGTCGCTTGATATATCGTCATCATCACCCAATTGTGGTTCTTTTTTACTCGAGGGCAATGGTTCAATATTTATACTACCTAAATCATGGAAATCTATATCAGAATTTTCAGAACCGACACTAGAATTAGGCGAAGTAAATTTATCAAGTTGTTTATCAGATAAAATATTTTGTTTTGTTTCAGATCCGTCTTGTTCATCTTCTCCATCGTCGTTATCATCTTCAAACTCAATTTCACCAAAATCAAAATCGTCAAGGATTTCTATTTTTTTTCTGCTTGCATCCGAAGAATCAGTAGAACTTTGCGAGTCTTCATTACCAAATAAACTTAAAAATTTATCAACATCTTTATCAGATTTTTTAAATTGTATTTTTTTAGGTTGTATATTTTCTTCAATGACAACATCTTTGGATTTAATTTTACAAAGTTGTTTTATTTCCTTTGGTATTTTTTTTTGAGTTAATAAAATAAGCAATGATGTAATATATATTTCAACATATTTTAGATAATTGATATCGTTGATATCTGTTATTTTAATATTTAAAACATTTGTTAATTTATTATGTTCAATGATAACAGTAAACCCGGTGTTTGTAATAATAGATATTCTCTTATTTGAAAATAGATTTTCAGCGATATTTACCTGAGAAGCCCATTTATAGTAGCTTTCAGCTGCCAATTCGGGTGTTAATTTCGGGAAATTTTCAGTTAATTTTTTTATAATAAATTCGCTAGTTTCATCTGCTTTTCTGTGCTTAGTAATAAAAGCTTCAATCGCATTCATTTCATTAAAATTTGAAACTCGTTTGAATCTCATACTGATAACATTTTTAGATTCAGAATCAATTGTAAAAATATTTGGAAGACACCCGTTAATACTTTTTAAATTGATAGATTTGTTATAATTGATGGAATAATTGCTAATAATATTTATAATTTCTATATTTTTATCACCAAAAGACTTAAAATCATGAAACGGATAACCACTTTCTTCAATAAAATTTTTAATATTAGAAATGATAGGTTTATTCACAGCTTCAATAATAATTTTTTCTAATGTTTTTAAAGTTGTAAATGCGTTTTGAGTAATAGAAATATGTATATTTCCATTATTTTCAAATTCACAATTTATAAAATAATTAACATCGTTTTTAAGATATTCAATGTAAAAAGCGACTCTTTTTTTTCTAGCAATAATTTTAGAAATATTTACAATTTTACCTTTTTTGTTGTTATTTTTAGTATATAAAAAAGGTATTTTCTTACCATTTTTTGCAACATTGTTGTTTGTGAATAATCTGTAAATATTTTCACTTCCTTTTCCGGGATTATATTTAATTAGAGGGATGGAGAATGAACTACTAATAAGTTTAAATATGCTTTCAAGTGGTAGGATTATTTTATGTGTAGGGTGAATAACAATATCTATTTTAGAGATACCAGTGTTACTTTCAAGATAATTAATTTCGTATTCTTTTTTGTTGTAAAGGTTGTAAAATATGTCAACTTTGCTATTATATTTATCAAAAGTATCATCAATATATTTGGCTTGTTTTTTATATAAATCGTCTTTAATTTCTAATAGTTCTTCAAGAGATTTAATATTTTCTTTATTGGAAAGATTGGGGAAGTATAGGTTGATAAAATCTTCATGTGATAATTTTTTAACAGTGTCAGCATAATTTAAAACTTCTTCGGCAACACATAAAAATATGTTATTATTGCATATTGGAAAATATTGAAATAACAGATTTGAATTATTTGTAGAGAGAATAGTTTTGCTGTTATTTTTTATTAAACTATTAATAATTAGACAATTATATGGGTTTACGGTAAATATAACTTGATTTTTAGAGTTAAGACTTTGTCCGATGGGGATAGAATAATTAACTAAATTCCCCCAATCGATTGGTAAATTTTCAATATCATTTATGTCATATGAATCTTTAACTTCAATGTCTAGATCACATTTTTTATCAACAGATTTTTTATCGCATTCACCTTCTAGAATATTTAATAAAAATTCACATATTGAATCTCTGGTAATGGGTATAGTATCATTTTGTGATAATTTTTTATAAATATTATTAGGATTTAATAACTGTTTTTGAATACCAAATAAATAGATTTCTTTATTTGATAGTGGCATATCCGTAAATTTTATAATTTTATTTTTAATACTATCAATTGGATCATCTCCATGTAAATATTTTTTTATAATTTCAACTTTAATGTCTTCTTTTTTAATATTTTTTAATTCATTTTCAGTAAATACAGAATCTTTGTTATCATTTACCCATGGATATTCGGTGCTAACGGATATGTCACCAGTGAAAACATATATTTTCTTTATTTCATTTTTTTCTAAATGATTAACTTTTATAATATTTTCCATATCTATATAAAATGTATTTATAATATTTATAATAAAATAATGTTAAATATTATAGTGGCTCATTGTAGGAACCGTGGTATTGGTATAAAGAATTCGTTACCTTGGAAATTAAAATCAGATATGAAAATGTTCAAAAAATTAACAATAGGCGATGGTAATAATAGTGTGATTATGGGTAGAAAAACTTGGGAAAGTTTACCAAATAAATATTTACCTGATAGAAAAAATATTGTAATATCAAAAAGCATTAAATATATAAATGATGATATACCGGTTTTTAACAACATACATGCAGCTTATAATTATGTTGTAAAAAATGAATTCAATACGAATTGGATCATTGGTGGGAGTGAAATTTATAAAGATAGTTTAAAAAATTTGGATATAGATGAAATTTTTGTTACTAATATAGATAAGAAATATGATTGTGATGTGTTTTTTCCAAACGTGGATGATTATAATTATTTTAAGATAGAAAGTTCAGAAGAATATATTGAGGACGATATTAAATTTAGAAATGAGGTATATGTAAAAAATAGGGCACATGCACAGGAAGTAAGCTGTTTAGAAGAAACATATATGCAGGCTTATATGATGTAATGTTAAACTACATTGTATTTAAAATTTACATATCATAATAAGGATTATCTGTAATGCTCATCCCGCAATAATTTTGTGGTTTTTCTTTATAATCAACAGGTTGATATAAATTATTATCAACGGCTATTTCTAATAAGAATTTAAAGTTTTGCCAGAATTCTTCTTTATGTCCAATAGATTTGGTCATAATATGAGAGATTTCGTGTATACCAACAAAAGTAAGGGTATTTTCGTCAATCATAACATTATTTGTTTTTTTAGTAGTGGTGCAGAATGCTAATTTTTCACCTTTATTTTCGGAGTAAGCTGTATATTTGCTGGTAGGTAATATTTCACTAATTTTACTAGGTTTAAATCTTTTATACAGTGTTTGCACATCTTTTTTATCAGGATGTTTTTCGTATGTTATATCTACGAGTTTTTTTAGTTTATTTGTTACCTTTGCTAAAAGATCGGCTGTTTCATGTAGTTTATCTTTCTCTCTAACACAGTATTTTTTACCATCAACATCAGATATAATACATTTTAAATTATAAGAATCAGACTCAAAGTACATTTTAACACATGCTGCTATAACAAATATACCTAAAGCACAACCTAAAATATTAATTTTATCTTTCATTCTTGATATATAATCATATATTATTAATTAAATAATAAATGATTAAATAATTTAGTTAGCTACACCGCAACCAATTTCTAAAGGTTTTCTGTTGAAATCGGGGGTGATTGTACTCTGATGCCATGGTCCTACATTTAACTGTGGGTTGGCTGGTTCAGAACGCAACTGTAAATTGGCATTTCTTAAGCTCTGTCCTACGGTATCAATACCGGTTAAAGCACCAGCCCTTAAAAGACTAACACTTGCGATATCTCCACTACCTGATGGGTTAAGTCTTGAGAATTCACTGTTACCGTCTTTTGGTAATAAACTTACAGGATCGATTACAGATTTTTGTGCACAACTAGGTGGTAAGCCGTGATCATTTGTGTGCATACCGCTTGCCGAAGCATGACCGCTATTTTGTCCTAAAGGTTCTGCTGGTTTAGCATTGGCAGAAGAACAGTTATTTGAGCCGTTTTCTTGACCTGGGGCATCGGGGAATGCCGAGGTTGATACGGGGGCGGCACCGGTGCTCATGGCTGATTTTACAGAACCTTTTTGTTTAGAATAAGAGTTAATAAAGTAAATAAGAACAAATGCGGCAAGGGCCGTTAATAATACGGTGTGTTTATTTGATAACTTTTTTAAATTCTTGAGTAATTTCATTCTATAAAATTAGGATATAAAAAATTTTTATTAAATAATAGGTTAATTTAATAAAAAGTTGTTAATTAAATAATTGATTAAATTATAGATTTTCATTCGAATTTTCTTCATCGGAACTATCTATATCATCTAACCCATATAAGCTTTTTATTCTTTTAACTTCTAAGAATGCTTCAATAGCCTGTCTTTTCGCTTCTTTTGCTTTTTTTCGTACTTCTTTATAAATAGCATTATACACCTCACTCGGTGGTTTTAAATTAAGGACACCCTTATTATCAGAAATATTAATATCAACTTCATTTAATTCACCTAAATCAAATAGTACTTTTTCATTTTTTGTTTCTACTTTTTTTTGATTTATTGCTAAAGATATATCTTTTTTAAGATTTTTAATATCGTTTGACTGAGAATTCGTAGTATTTTCTTTAAATTTAATATTTTTAGAATTCTTTTCTCCGGATTCTTTATCTGTTTCTTTATCTAGATCTTTATCAGCTTCTTTATCAGCTTCTTTATCAGCTTCTTCAACAACATCTTTGTCCAAATGTTTTTTTTCACCCAATTCAGTATTTCCAATATTTAATGTTTCAACTTCTAAATCTTTTATTTTTGTATCATTTTTATTAAATGTTTTTTTGTATTTTTCATCATTATCTAAATCATGAATTATACTTTCAGAATCATCATCACTATCTGATATATCACTATTTAATGAAGTTTCTAAAGATTCTATGGTGGGTTCTTCTAAAGCTTCGGTTGTTTTTTCTAAAGCTTCGGTTGTTTTTTGTAAAGGTTCGGTTGTTTTTTCTAAAGATTCAGTTTTAGTGGGATTTTTATCAACATGTTGAATCAAACACCTTGGTTTGTTATTTGCTTCTTCAATAACCATAACTTGGTCTAAAAAAATTTCAACATTAAAACTTTGTTGTGTAAATTTTAATGAACCTACTTTAATAATTGTAATTATTGATTTTTCTTTTGTTATATCATCAATTGTTAAAGGTGTCTCATTTTCATCATAGATATATAATGCATTATTTGAAAGATGTGATTTTGGCTTTTTAACAAATGTTCTTAATAAATATTTGTTACCTTGGTATGGTCGCAATATCGATTGCCAATGATATTCAATAGTATCCATATCCATTTCACTGTGAAACCATATATCCTTTTTTTCAAAAATTAAATTTTTAATTTGGTCTTCAATATTATTAAAAAAGTTAATCGTTTTTTCATCATCCAAATCAAACATTAAATCACAATAAATTTTTTTATCAGTTTTAATAATACCATTTTTTGTATGACATTTATTCAATTGTAATAAAAAATCAGTATCATTAAATTTAATTTTTGATAAATATGCACCACCCTGAATTCCTTGTGGACTACCTAAAGTTATCTTGTTTTCTAAATCTTCTAAATTGTTTAATAGATGAACGCTCATTATTATTTTTATAGAAAAATAAGTATAAACTCATACGCAGTTTTTATATCTAGTATATAATGAATAGCATTAAAGAAAATCTTATTAATGAATGTGTAGATGTTATGAAAAGAGAAGATGTTAAGAATGAAATTAAAACTTTATTTCGTCCAATAATTAATATGATATTAAAGGATATTTACCCTTACATTATAATTTCCATGTTATTTGTTATAATTAGTTTTTTATTAGTTTTAGGAATATTTATTTTACTCATTAGATATAAGATACCACAAATTTAAAAAATATTACAATATATTATAATGGTGCGTAGAAGCTTAAATAAAAATAAGAGGAAATCGGCGAAAAGATCGAGATCGATGAAACATTCGAGATCGATGAAACGTTCGAGATCGATCGGCAAGTTAAGAGGTGTTTCTAGAAGGGCAAAGAGAACAGCTAGTAATAGAAAGAGAAGAAGAAGACAGAAAGGTGGATTAATAAATGTATTAAACAAAGCTTTTACACCTGGAATTCTTTTTGCGGCTTCAAAAATGATGCAGAGAAGGCATAGAAAGAAGACCACAAAGAAAAAGAAACAAAGAAGAGGTAGGCGTTAAATTAATATATTAAAATAGGGTTAAATATTATATAATAATAATTATTATATAATAATGAGTTTTGAAGATAATATTAAAGAATGGGTTTCACTTGATAATGAGATTAAAAATTTAAATGAAAAAATTAAGAGTTTAAGGGATAATAAATCAATTTTGTCGAATGAATTAATAACTCATGCTAATGATAATAATTTAACCCATAAATTAATTGAAATAACAGATGGTAACTTAAAATTTAACGATAGGAAAGAAACTTCACCACTCACTTTTAAATTTATTAAACAATGTTTAACAGATTGTATTGTAAATGAAGATAGTGTAGACAAAATAATTAATTATATAAAAGAAAAGCGAGAGATTAAATATGTTAGTGAAATTAAAAGGTCATATAAAAAATAAGTTATTATAAATAGTATATTATAAATCATATTAAAATTATAATGAAATAATATTATTAATGTTAAGAACAAATAGTATTATTGAAAAACCCGTTAAAAAAACCTATAGACAATGGTGGTATTCACCAATCGAAACTATTGGTGGATATAGGGTTAATAATGCTGATAAGATTATTACACACGGTATGTATGTAAAAGATTTTTACAACCGGTTAACATTTCTTTTAAAAAAAAATAACTATGAAATTAAAGATGAAAAGATACTTAAAAATGAAGTAGCTACTTTTATATATAATTTATCTGACGACCATATTTAACAATGGAAACTAGTATTAATAAAAACGATAAAAATGATAAAAACGATAAAAATAATAAAAATGATAAAAATGAATTGATAAATGAAGACGATAAAGAATATCCTGAGATGGGAGAATATTTAAAAGATAATTTTGTATTAGAAGATTTTTTAAAATTTAATAAAACAAATGAAATATTAGAAAGAAATAATAGATGGGAATATGAAAATAAAATGGATGATGTAATAGAAAAATTTTATAAAGGAGAAGTAGATTATAATAAAACAGATATATCTTCTTTGTTTGCAAATGAAATAAATTATAAGAATCTAGGAATTTTTCAAGCAATGTTATATAAAAATCTTAAACCTAAATATGATCTCGAAATATTTTATTTAAATCCAGAATATGCAAAAGAAATGGTGGAAAGTTTAGAAGAACGATTGAAAGAAGAAGAAAATAATAGACTTCAGAGTATAAGAAATAATTATTTAAGTCAAAATAATTCAAATAAAGAATTTAATTGGGTAAATAAGACTTATAAATAATAAATTAAATATATATACATGAATTACAATCCCAACGATTATATATTTAATATTACGAACGATAGTGTTCAAATAGGTGGATATAATTTAAATAACGAACTTGCTGATAAACATTTATTTAAAACTTATTCACTTGGTAAAAATACTTTAACTGTTCCAGCCGGTTTGTATATGATTAATAAGAAAAATAATAAAAATAATAAAAATCAAGAAGGCGGGTTTATGTCATATAAAAATGATTACTATACAAATAAAGAACACGGTGTTGTAGAAAATGGTTTATTTGAAAAATTAGAAGAACTAGTTAGTGTTAATCATAAATTAGGGGGGAGTCGTCATTTTAAAACACAAAAAAAACAAAAGAAAAAATTAAAAAAAACAATGAAAAAGTATTGAAAAATAAATAATATAAGATATTTAATTTTAAATATTTTATGTTATTATTCGTTCCATTCATAATAGTTAAATGGAGAACGTGTAATAGTATCGATATTTTGCTTATAATGTTGCACACGTTTTTCTAGCTTCATATCTTTTTGTGTAACAGGTATGGGCGAATGGTTCTCCATAAAATAATTTTCAGTTTCTGTAGAGCGGTTTTTACTACCAAAACAGTTTGCACCAAATGTCACATTTTTGTTATCAATATACCCACCATTTATACCCGGTCTACCACAATCGTGTTTATGTCCTTCTATTTTTTGCAATCTGTCCCAAGTGCTTTTTTGAGTAGGATACAAAGCCATCTGATTTGCCGACCAACCATAACCACACCATTCTGCACCATTTTCATACGCATCTTCTAATTGTTCATATGTAGCCAACTTAGCACCATATGCTTTACATACAGCTTTTGCATCATCATAATTATATGTGTTATCATTAACATAAAATACTTCTTCTCTACCATCTATATCATCAAGACCACCTATTTCATCGATCATTGATTCTTCTCCTCTATTTCTTAAACCATAAATATCACTTCCACTATTTTTTTCTTCTTGTTCACCATCGTTTCCATCGTTTCCTTCGTTTCCATCGTTTCCATCGTTTCCTTCGTTTCCACCGTTTCCATCGTTTCCACCGTTTCCACTGTTTCCTCCGTTTCCACCGTTTCCGCCGTTTCCGCCGTTTCCACCGTTTCCACCGTTTCCGCCGTTTCCACCGTTTCCACCGTTTCCACCGTTTCCGCCGTTTCCACCGTTTCCACTCTTGTTATTTGTATCTTTATTAGTAATATTAAAATCTAATTCAGCAGGTTGTGAGCTAAATAAATTTTTAACAGTTGCTTTAATATCTATTTTTAAAAAATATTGGAGTCCATTTATTAATATTAAAAATATAAACATGCCCCACATAATAATTTCTATTAATTTTACGCCTCCGGAAGTCTGTGTTGCTTCACTATTATTACCTACACCTAAATAACTAAATATTAAATAATAACAAAAAATAACAATAGAAAATAAAACCAAAGGCATTATACCTGACCCATCTATTGTTGGAAGATTATTACCATCTACTTTTTTAACAAGTCTATCATTTATAAAATTATACATATTAGGAAAACTTGTTGTCGGATTTACATCAATCATATATACTATTTATTTATTTTTTTTTATGATAGAAAAGACAATATGCTGTAGGTGATACAATTTTATCAGTGTCTTTTATTTTATCAATATCACCATCATTAAATGAGTACCAGTTGCTTTTATTTTTAATATATGCGTAGTAATGACCACCCAAAGTTCCACCAGTATGGTTACAAACTCCAAATAAATCATAAATATAATCTTTTTTATTATATCCTATAACATATTTTGACATATCTAAATCTGCTAAAGGAAAATCTACTAAACACTGATTTTTTTTTAATTTATTCGAAAATCTTTTAACAGAAATAATTAAAACATTTGGCAATTTCCAAAATTGTATTTTTCGTGTAGCCTTAATTTTTTCTTTTCCTTTCTCAATTTCATATGAATTCTCATTTTCCAAAACTTCATCACCTGTGTACATGTCTAAGCATTCTGTTAATGTTGTTGTTTTATTACTATCTAAAGATTCTTTAGGTAAAGCTAGATCTAATAAAAGAAATGGTTCGGGTGTAGAATTAATCTTCGAACCTTCTGTTGAAATAATTTGAGAAACAGAAATTCCATAAAATAATTCTAAAATTTCTGAATATTCTTTACTATACATAGTTTTAAGCATTTTATAACAACTTTCAGCAATCTTATCCGTTTCGGATTCGATATCTCCGGTTATTTCCATTTCAACTTCTCTTGCTATTGAATTATGAAAACAATCTATTATAAAAATTAAAAATTCTGTTAAATCGTTTTGTGCAAAACCAGTAAATAAACTTCTATCTTTGATATTTGCGACTTTCTGTATTGCAGAGAGAAATCCACCCGGCCCGATAACACAGTCTTCGCTCCACATCATTTTTCTAAGTTTGTTATATTCAACTAAAATAAGAGAATCTATATTTTTGTTTAGTTTTTTTTCATATTTTTTTGTATCTAAAAATTTATTAAATTCGTCACTATGTGTTAAACATTGTATAGCCGTGTTCATAAAACAAGTGTTTCCTAAATTTGCTAAACCAGTTAAACCTGTTCCATTTTGTTCTTGTTCTTGTTCTTGTTGTTCTTGATTTACTGTTATATCTTCCATTAATGATATAAATCAAATGTTTATTTTTATATCATTTAAAATATATTTATTATCATTTAAAAGTTATAAATTAATTATATTTAATATATAATGAGTGATGATAATTTGAATTTAGTATCCGATTACTTAAATGTAATTCGTGGTAATCAGACACTTTTACAAAATATAAGTTTTTATACATATAAAAATAACACTGATTTAACAGAAGTAATACAAACATTTTTATATAATTCAAATCGCATTAATAATCAAAATCTGATTAATGAAAATCGAATAAATGAAAATCGAATAAATGAAAATGTGACAAATGAACCACGAAGAACAAATAATATAAGCGATAGTTTAGAAGATATAATATTTGATCTTTTAAATGAATCTCTAACCGAAACACAAAGAACAATTAGACGCCCTGCAAATACAAGAAATCCAGCATATACAAGAAATATCAATTCATTTCAAAATCGTAGAGCAGATCAAAGGATATTTCCAATCTTTTCAGGTGTAATACCCCCTACTTCAACAATAGGACAATCAAGGGCAGCAAACGCTCGCACATCAAATAATCCGTCAACACGCACATCAATCGGTGTATCAACTAATCCGTACACACAGACACCCAACGAGACACCCATCCGCACGTCAACAGGTGTATCAACTGATGCAAATACGCATTTAAGCCAAAATTTAAACCACGAAATAAGAAGAAATATTGATACTGGTCGTACTGAAAATAATACTGTAATAAATGACAGTAGTTCAGGTGAACAAACACATACGGGAACATCTAGAACAGTATCAAGGCGTCTATTTGCAAATACAGAAAGCGAAAGTTCACCTTGGCAAAGTTCCATAAATTATAGACATAGGTCATCCGAATCAGATCAAAATAATGTTTCTTCTAATGTAATAATTGATAGAGATACACCCAATACAAGGAGAACAAGACCACGGCGCCGTAGGTTGCCGTTTTCGCTAACAAATACATCGTATTATTCAGTTAGGCCAACTGCTACAACTACTACTAATTTTGATTCACCTCATAGAATTCGTCCTTCAGTGGCACAAATATATCATGCAACTGAAGTTATTAATTATAGTGATAATTCTGGTAACCATCAAACACATTGCCCTATAGATCTCAACCCATTTACAGAAAACGATTCTATACTAAGAATAAGACATTGTCAACATATATTTAGAGAATTAAATCTTAGAAATCATTTTAGATATAGTCCCAGATGCCCGATTTGTAGATATGATATAAGAGATTATCGAGATACTGTTAGAAATGAAAATACAACTTCACTACAAGAAGGAAATGCAAATACAGAAACGAATGATGAAAACGAAAGTTCAGTACAACAGAATAACGAAAGTGCAAGTTCTGCGCAAGAAGGAAATGCAAACACACAACAGATTAATGAAAACGCACAACAGAATAATGAAAACGATGAGAACAGAGGAACAGAGAACGGAGAGATTATTCAAACAAATTATAATGTTTGGCCACCTATTTAAAATGCCGACTTTTTAATATTTAAATAATTAACAAATTTTATTAAATTAAGTTAATTATTTAAATAGATTTAAAATAAATATGTTAAAAATATAACGAAAATGGTTAAATCTCAAAAATCACACCATGATTCTCATAATATACGTAAAACGCTTTGTGAAAACAATGCTGATAAAATCAAGGAACTTGTAGATAAGGCCGTTGAAGAAAAATTAAAAGAATTAAATAAAAAATTGATTGTTAAAAATGAAGAAGTAACTGTTAATACAATTAGCGAAATGAACAACAAACTAAAAGTTATTTCATTATTTACAGGAATTGGTGGTATGGATATGGGATTTGATGGTGAAATAATTATACACAAAGATTCAATTATAAATAAAGAGTTTATAGATAAACCATACACTATAAATGATTTTGTTGTATTGAAAAAAAACAACTTTGAGTGTATATTTCAAAATGATATTCTTGAAGGGGCAAAAGAAGTATTTGGATTTAATAATGATAATTCAAAATATAATACAACAAGTATTTATAATTTGATTTCAGAAAACTTTGTATTTCCGAAAGCAGATATAGTTATCGGAGGATTTCCTTGTCAGGACTTTTCACACGCAGGAAAACGAAAAGGATTTAAAAGTAATAAAGGACACGATCTAAAAGAAAAGGTAGACATTGAAAAAGAAAACAGTAGAGGAACATTGTATAAAAGTTTTGTTGAAGTGGTTAAAAAAGTTCAACCAAAAATGTTCGTTGCTGAAAATGTATATGGTCTTATTACTATGAAAAATGAGCCCATCAAACAAATTATGAAAGATTTTTCGGAATTAGGATATGATGTTAATTATCAAATTGTATATTGTCCCGAATTTGGAATACCGCAAACTCGTAAGCGTGTTATAATTATGGGTATTTCAAAAGAAAGAAGTGTTGATATTAATGAAGGATGGAATATAATTACAAAAAATAAAACCGAATGTTGTATCGGAAAATATTTTGAACATCTTGTTGAACCAGATATTACAAATGATATTTCACAAATGGTATATTCAAAAGCCAAAAAACTTACAAAAGGCCAAGGACAAAAAGAAATTAATCTTAATTCCTTTGCACCTACAATGAGAGCTGAACACCATGGAAATATCGAATTTCGTAGACACGCTAATAGTAAGATAAATATTAATGAAAATACTATGATTGAACGACGATTAACAGTTAGAGAGGCAGGATTAATTCAAACATTTCCTCCAGATTATGTGTTTAGTAAAAAAAAAAATATGGTCGCATATAAGTATATAGGAAATGCTGTTCCACCTTTATTGGGTTACTTAATTGCGGATAAAGTGAATGAATTATGCAAACGTCATTTTGCTTAAATATTTGTATTTCAACTATCTAAAAAACTCTTATCTTTTTTAAATTGTTCTTCTGACGTATTTCTAATATAGTCGTCAATAATTTTTTTTTTCATTATTTTAACCAGAACATCTTGCCAAGACTTTTTACACCGTGTAGTATCTTTAATCCTGTTTAACGCACAATTTGCATAATGCTCTTCCCAAAATTCGTTTTTATCTTTAGCAATAAACGGAACTATATTATCTGCGTCACTCATTTTTTCAAAATTAATGAAAGGTCTTGGAGTTCTATCTTGAAATAAATCAGTATCACTTTCACCCATAGCATTATGATATTGCGAACATCTTACTATATATGGGTCTGAAGCCATGGATGGTCTTAGACAATAAATTAGCGTTTGATTAATATCCAATTTTTTTATGGTTGAACCAGGCATTTTTCTACTTTTTGAAGATTTTAATTCTATTTTGTCTTTTGATTTTGTTCCACTAGGATATTCAAATGTAATATTTATATCTGGTGGAAAACATTTAATTTTTATTTTACTAAACTCCGGATAGTTTTTTTTTATTTCATCCCATGATACTGTACAACAATAACAAGCTAATTTTGAATATTCAGTATCAAGATTAGATTCACCATCATTCCATGTAATTTTTTTTAATTCATCTTGTCTTTCGTTAATTTCTTTTGTTGTTAAAATACCGAGTTTATGAATGGTAGATGTGGTAATTTGTGGATAATCTGGTTCTTTTCCCGACATTGTTGATTTCTTTAAGTATAAATAAGTATTAAATTTCAAATCAATTTTTTATAATTGCTAAATGCCATTTATCCCATTATAAAACCAGAATCTATTAAAAATCTAGTTCTTCAACATATCTTAAGAATTCTTTATTTGAAGGTTTAATATTTTTATTAAAAAAATTTAAGCAACTTTCACACATATCAATATAAAATTCAATTATATCAATCTCTCCTAATACAAATTTAATAGCTGTTTTTGAATTATCTGTTTTATCTGTTTTATCTGTTTTATCTATTTTTTTTAATAATGATGTTTTTGTGTGATACAGATTTAGTCTCTTATGTAAATATTTATTTAAATATTCAAAACAACATATTTCAATATTAATGTTAATAGGTTCATTAAAATTTGTAAATGTATAGCTATTTACTTTACATATAAGACTTCTTATAAAAGCAAATAACAAATTAAAATTATTGTCTATTGTTTTTGTTAAAATACCCAAATAAGATATTTTAGTTTCAGCATCTTTTATTTTTATTTTTAAACTATTTGCTTGATTATTGTTTAAAATAAAACCATAAAATAGTAACAATTTAGAATTACATTTATTTCCATATGAATCATTTATTTCAGTATTTGCTGAAATATTTTGATTAGAAATCATTTCAAAACAATTTGTTTCATCATTAAAAGCCCAAGTAACATTTGGGGGATAATCATGATTAAACATATCTGCTAAGGGAACCATTGCTGACCTACGAATATTATTAATTGTTATGCCAAAATTTCTGCTTCCTACAATTGTTCGCATATTAACAAAGTCAAAAAATGTGAAATTAGCTTTAAAAGTGGGAGAACAATTACATAACACATTAAAATCATTTATAAAATTTTGTTTTCTTTTATTAATATCATCAATAAAATTGGAACCTTTTAGTATATTAATTGTTGAATCTCTCCAAAATATAGGAAAATGACTTAATTTATTTGGTAAAATATTATAATATTCTTTATAAAAGCTGTTTTCAGATATAGTTGATAACATATATATAACTATTAATGTAAGTTTAATATTATGACATTCGCTGTGATCGGCTGTTAAAAATTCACGACCAATCTGCGTATTTTCAGCCATCCCATCATGTATTATACATTTTAGAGGTATTTGAGCTACTAATTTATTTTGTGCAATATTTTTTTTTGAATATACTGAACGGTCTCCTGATTTTTTTTTAAAATTAATATCAACACCTTTATAATTATTGTTATTTAACCATATCATTAATTTATTAATATTATCCATAGTATTAATAAATATATTTATTTTTTATTATTACTTTTAGCTCTTGAAACTTTTTTAAGGTTTTTTTTCCTATTATTCATTATTTTTTTCTTAGTATTTATTTTTTTCTTTCTATTGTTCTTTGTTTTTTTAAATAATTTTTTTCTCTTTTTTTTGTTTTTCTTTGTATTTTTTTTCATTTTTCTAAATTTTTTAGGTAGCATATATTTTAATAACGCGATTCTGCGTTTTTCTGTTCCACGCATTTTAATATTATGGATCATATAATATATTATATATATATAATATAAATGAGCGAATCAAAACATTTATCATGTGAAGAAAAATTACAAATTCTTAAAATGAGAGGCGATGAAAGTATAAAAAAAAGATTATTTCCAAGATATAAAGATAAAGAGATAAAAGATATACCTGTTTCTCAATATACTACAGCAGAATTATTTTATATGAAAACTTTACTAAAATTAGATCCTACTAAAAATAAAACTATTATTAACAAACTATATCGTGATGAAGTTCATGCAAATCATAAAGCTACTGGAAAAAAAATATCAAGAAAATTAAGAAAATTAAGAAAATCTAGTAAATCCGGTAAATCTGGTAAATCCAGTAAATCCAGTAAATCCAGTAAATCCAGTAAATCCGGTAAATCCGGTAAATCCAGTAAATCCAGTAAATCCGGTAAATCCGGTAAATCCGGTAAATCTTCTAAAAACAAGTAAATAATTATGAGAAGAAACTTTCAATTGTATGCTGATTTTTTTTTATATTATTTGCTTGACGCAAAACTTCTTCAAATATTAATTTTTTAACTTCTGCGTTTCTAAGTTTATCTTCTTCTTTCTTAATTTTTTCATAATCATCTTTATATTTCGTGTGAAGTGATTTTAAAGTCCGTTTAAATCGAGACAATTTAAATTTAAACCCAGGAATATCTTCCAAAACAAGTGCAAATATTTGTATAAGTGGTTTCATAATTTGATTCGTAATATAAAACCCGTAATCTGGTTTTAAATTATGTTCTTTAATATAATCGGGATGTTCAATTCTATCACCCTGAAGTTTAACCTTTTCATCTGTTTGTATGTAAACATAAGGGACTCTTGAACCAACGGCTGGTTTATTTCCAGGATCACGCTTACCCATTCTATCGGCTAAAACTTTATGTGCAATGCTTTCAGGAATTTTATACCAATCCCTCAACGCTTTTGAAATAATTAATTTTTTCATATCTACATTACCATCAATGATATTTTGCAAGAAACTTTTAGTAAATTTAACAGCTGAACCAATATCACCAGATTGCATTAAAATATCAATAACACCACCATAAATATCTTTCACAATATCAGCATTATCTCTTCTTTTCAAAACAAGTCCCATTGCTTTCCTTTTCCCCTTATGAGGATTTAATTCATATAGCATGCCGATATATCTTTTTTTTGACATTAGTAGATATTTTCCAAATGTTTTTTCATATTCTAAATCATGTGGTGCTTTTAAGAATTTACTAGCCAATTTACCAGCCAGTATTGCCAATTCAATTGTAATCTCCAATGCTTTAATGCCTGTTATTTTATTACCACCTAAATCGTGTGGATTAAACTTAAAGAAACAGCTGTCTGTATCCCCATAGATAACATCACCATAGCATTTTACTTTTCCATGTTTTGTATCAAATACACGTTTATCAAATATACCTTCAATAACATTTTTTGCATAAATTAATAGTTTACGACCCATTGCTGTTGTAGAAGCAGCTGTGTCTTTATCATAAAATGCGCTAGTTTTAGCACCAGACTGACCATACAATGAGTTGGCGGTAATTTTAAAACCCAATTGTCGTTGATTGAAAACATTTTTCATAAAATCATTATAAGTGTCGTATGTTTTAACAATATCATTTTTTGAAAAGTTAGTAACACCGTTCTTATTTTTAATACTTGCATCATCTTCGTCAATATTTAAAAGACCGCTGTATTTTTCACCAGATTTTAATTCAACGGTTTTATATTTAATTAAAGTTCGAGTAGCCTTTCGGGCACTTAACAATTCTTGTAAAATACTTGGCATAATAGCCTTTTTATCGTCTGGGAATTGCGCATATCTACAGGTTTTGGTTCCGATTTTAATTTTATTTAACTTGGTTTTACCAGGTTCAGAAACATAATCATAAGTATCATACTCTATATCGACATACTCAAATCCATCTAAATTATCATACTTATCTTCTCCGGTTTCTTTAACTAAATTACCTTTGAGATCATATTCTTTCGTCCAAACTTTGCTATCATGGGAAATATTTTCACTAATCATACAACTTGGATATAGGGAAGAATAATCAACAACGGCCACATAATCGACAGGATAAAACGCACATTTAGGAGGTAAACATATAGCACCTTCGTATCCACCATCCATTTTTTTTTCAAGAACAGGCATTAGTGTTTCTTTTTCACTACACTTTTTAGCAATGAAACTTAACAACTTAATACCCTGTCCTCTCATGATAATAAAGTCAATTGGAACATAACAAATAGATGCAATCTCTGTAATACCGGTTAGAATATCATTTTTCCTGAGTAGATTATGAAGTAGATTGCAATCCTGAAAACAATACATACCTACTTTTGTTCTATCATCAATGGTGCCATTTTTAGAAAAGGCATGAAATAAATCAGCAGGTGTTACATCATCTTTACCTAACCCCCATCTCATTTTAATACCGTCAGGCATTTCAACAATATCTTCAACAATAAATGTTGAAGCATCTTCATCGACATCTAAAACTTTATATTTTTTACCACCATTATAAGAATCGAGCGAATGACCTATGATTTCAAATATTACATAATTACCTTCCTGTAATCCCATTAGGTTACTACTTTTAATTGTCGTTGTATATTTTTCTGTTTTGATTTCTTGCTTGCTTTCATCTAGTTCACCCCCTTGATGAATTGTTTGAACATTTGTAGAAATAACATTGTCTCCAATAAAATGCGATGCAACATCTTGCAATTTATAAGATGCTAAATTAACTTCTCTTCTGAAATAATTATAGAGATCGATTTGAACGATTCCGTCAATATTGAGAAATGTAAGTTCGTGGGAACCACTTGCAATTTTTAGTTCCTTTTCTTCCCTTTTACATAATGCATTCATTCCTGTATCAGGAAGTTTAATATTTTTACCAATCTTGTAAAATTCTTGCGTGCATCCTATTTCGTCTGCCCTATTGCACATAAACTTGTAATCAAAACCAAATATATTATATCCTAGAATGATATCCGGTTTTTCACGGTTGATAATATCTCGCCATTCAAGCAATAATTCTCGTTCATCGTCACAACAAACAATTTCTATTTCAGTATTTTTCATTTCAACCGCATCACAATCACCCAAACAAACACCATGATTTAAATACGGTGCTGTATCGCCAGCCAATAAGAATGTAGAACCAATGAATGTTACTTTATCACCTTCCAAAGCCGTAGCTCTATTATTATTATCACCTGAGAAAACTCGTGTCAATGCTTTATCTAAAATATCTACCATTTTAGAACCATCAATATTATCTAAGAGACAATCTAGAAAACGATATGTTCCGCCAGACTGATTCGTATTTTTAACATATAGTCCCCAAACATTTCTTTTATTTAGTAGTTCTTCATCATCATCCTCATCTTCTACTTTCATTTCAGATAGTTCTTTTTTATCGGCAATTAAATATTTCAGTCGTGTAGTTACTAGCTTATTAAATAAGAGATCTATATAATCTTTGTCTTTGGATGTTTCAGGATTTTTAGTGTAAACCAAACTAATACCGTCACACGGAACTTCATTAATACCGAAGCAAGTATAAATTTGACATTTTAAAAGATTGGTTTGTTCAGCTCTGGACATTTTTTGAATTTCATTTTTATATTTACACCAATGCGTTTGGAGTTCACCTGCAAGTTTCTTGTATGTTTTAATGGCCGTAGGAAAATCACCATGACTAGATGATGCTTCAATATCAAAACTACAAATATTAAAAGGGACATGTGTTTCTTTTTCTCTAAGTGGGATAATATTATCATAACTAGCTGTCAATTCATAATCACATCTCGTTAATTTATCTTTAACGGTTTTATATTTTTTGATTTTAATCCAACCCGAAGGACTTATATTGTTAATATGAAAGAATCGTAAAAGAGGCGGTAGCTTTGCTTCATATAGTTCAGTTTGAAAGCCCCTATATTCAATTGTTTTAAGAGTTTGTGAGAATCCAAAACGACTAGTAGGATCTTCATATCTATCAAACCATATATTTTTAATTTTATTAAAACAATATGTACTTGAGACTACAATTTTAACAAAATTATATTTTGCATGATTATCAAATCCATAAAGTTTATGTTTTTCAACTAATTCAAAATCCACAATACCTTTTGAAGGATACGAAGTATATGTCTTGAAATTATTGTTTACATATTCTTTTAATGACTGGTCTTTTTCAACTCTTGGCGATATATGCGACTGTTGGCCAGAAATATATCTATTATAATTATCTGTTAGCTCTTTTGTTGCAAGTATACCATTTATATGTTTTTTGAATCCTTTCACGGTTGACGGGTTCCAATTCGCACCAACTTTAACATAAAAGAACGGTTCTATATTTGTAACGGTAATAGAAGCGCTTTCTTTTTTCTCATTTTTACCAAACATTTGAACAGTAAACTCTTTACCATTCTCACTTTTCATATCATATACCTTAAAATCCAACAGTCTAAATTCCATTGTTTTTGACTTTGTCTTTGACATTCTTCTTAATTAGATAATATAATATTTACTATTTAATTAAGTTTCAATTTATTTTTTTAAAAATAATTGCTAAGACCATTTTTCATTAAATCATATTGTGTCATAATTGGTGCAACTAATTTCTCATTTAATTTTTGTTTTGACAGATATATTTCTTTTAAATCGCTTGTTTCATATCCTTCGGGTGTTCTATTGTCATTGTTACTTTTAAAAATATATTTATCAGACTTTTTAAATAAATTACTAAAATCATTTGTTACATTTGCCTTTGTGTATGCATTCATTTTATTTTTTTTCATAACTTCGCTTCCATTTTTTATTAACCATTGGCGATAATTGAAATTATCTGTTATACCCACAGATTCTTTTAATTTATCGTTTGTTTTGCATGCGGTATTCCAATTAGTAAACATAGTAGAATCTTCCATTACAGCAGGAAAATTGGAATAATAATTATTATTTGATTTATGAGACCACTCCATAATATATTAGATTAGATATTATTTTATGCGGATTCTTCCAAAAGTTTAATTAAAGCAGTTTTCTTTAATGATTTAAACCCTGCTAAATTTCTTTTTTCACATTCTTGTTTTAACTCTGAAACTGTTAAATTTTTAAATTTGGTATTATCGTTATTTACAATGCCCTTGGTTGAATTTTTAATTTCATTTTTAACTTCTTCGGGTAATGTATTTTTTTCATCATCACTTAAGGCTATACTATCTAAAATATCATCTTGTCCATCTTGGTTATCATCATTACCGTTTTCATTATCATCATTACCGTTTTCATTATCATCATTACCGTTTTGGTTATCACTATTATTATCAACCATTATATTAGCACTTTCTATATTGTTGGTGTTTAATGTTTTTATTTCCTCAACATTTATATTTGTATTTTGGTTATTAGATGTTGTTACTTTTTTAATTTCTTTAAGAGATATTATATCATCTAAACTACTTGTATTTTCTACATCTAAATTAATTATTTTATTTTTTTCACTAGACTGTAAACTACCTTCAATATTTAATTTATCACTATCATCGTCATCATCGTCATCCTCAGAATCATCATCATCATATTCATCATCATCTGATTCATTGTGTTGGAGATTAGTACCCCCAGCCATAGTTAAATTTTTAATAGTATTTAATAATTCATTTGCCATATTAGCCTCCATACTATTTTCATCGTTATCATCGTTCTCATCATAGCTTTCATCATCATCATTTTCTTCATCATCATCATCTTCTGAAACATCAATTAAATCATTATTATTATTTGTGGCACTGTTTTGAGAAACAGGGTGGTGTACATTTTGTTGCATTATTGGGTTTTGCATGTTATTCCTTAATTGTTCTTTTTTTTCGTGTTCTTGTATTAATTGAAACATTAAATTAACTTTGTTTTCAACATTTGATATTTTTTTTTTTAAGAAATAAAATACAAGACCTCCTATTAATACGGAAAAAATCATAGGTATAATGTGCTCTAGCATTATTATATTGAATTAATATAAAAAATTGTACTATAGAACGAACCCTAAAGTTTTTTAAGATTATCAATTGTATTGGATACTATTTTATCAGGATAATTTAACTGTTTTAAAACGGATATACCACCCTTTGCATTTGAAATACCTTTTTTAATTTTATATTTATAACTAGGAATATTATCTGTAATTGTAGTTTCCATATTAATATTTGTAATATTTTTATTTTTTTTCAAATTATTGCACAACTGTATAAAGTGTGTAGTAAGCATAAATTTAACATTTTTAAAATTAGATAGATAATCTAAATATGATTGTGCACTACTAACGGCTTCAAACGGGTTTGTGCCAGAGAATAATTCATCAAAAATGCAAAAGTGTTTAAGATTTTTATTATCAGAAATGTTATTAATAATCTTGAGACATTGTCGTGCTTCTGCTTGAAATAGACTATCGCGTGAAGAAGTATCGGGTATATTAATATAACAATGGAATGTATCAAATGGTGTTATTTGGGCTTTATTATAAAAGCCGAACCCAACTTGTTGAGAAATAATTAGATTAATAAGAGTTGTTTTAAGAAGCGTTGTTTTACCAGAAGCATTTGGTCCTGTTATAATTTTGCTTTTAGAGAGATTTAATGTATTTTTAATAATAGATGTAGACCTAATAGTTGGATCGTATAATTTTGAAAATTTAATAACCGGTTTAGTATTTTTTACAAATGATGTTTTATTAATTTCTTGATTTTTTATTAAGCTGCATAAATTAGTGACTTTATCTAAATAACAATCAAAACCAAATGAAAATATCATTAATTCTTCTATCTTTAAAGAGTCATATATTGTAAAGTAATTTTTAAGAGTATATCCTAAATATGGTAATTTTTTAATATTAAAACTGGCTTTCGGTATTTTATCTAAAGCATTTTTTAAAATTTCTAATTCTTTTAATTTATCATCTAGATAATTATTGTATTCTTTGTAAGATTGTAAATCTTTGGTTAATGATTTAAATGCTTTAATTTTACCCATAGATTGCTTGGTAAAATTGTTTATGTTCGTGATATTATCATTAATGCATTTGGTATTTTTATAAAAATTATAACAAGATAAGAAATTTTGATAAATGTTGTAAAGATACATTCCAATCATGATTATCATATAAACTCGTTGACTCCAAGATATATTAGACCATTGTGTAATTAATCGACCAAATGTATTATTTTTAATGGAAACAATTAAAATACCAATATATTTATTAAAAGTAATTGGGATTTTTTTAACTTTCAATATAAGAAATGGGATAACAAGTAAAAAAAAGGGGGCAATAACATTTAGTGCGGGTGAAAGAATACTATAAATAGAAAAGACGGAGAGAAATAAAATAGAGTAATTTAAAAATTTCAGTTTATCCCAATTAACATATTGATATTTATCAATAAAATTCTCATCCTCTTTTATACTTTTAAAACTTTCCCAAGAATTAATAGTAGTATCGTCAGTATTAAATGTGATATCATTCTTAGCAATATTAGTTAATAATTTTTGCGTGTCTTCTAAATAATCAGTATCAGTGGTATATGTTGTACTCCATTGCTCTAATACTAATTTTCCAAATTCATCTTTAGTATTTAAAAGTTTGTTATAAATAGTTAATTTTTCATTGTCTAGTATATTATCACTGTTATCATTTTCGAATGAATTAAAACTTATGTCGTTATTTCGGTTTTCTATTAATTCTAATTCATTGATTATATTTTCAGGAATTTTATAAACATTTTTAGAAAAAAAAATGGGTAATTTAAAATGATTATTAATTTTATGTTTTAACATAATTAAATATAAATAATATTAAAACAAAGGAATGGTAACGAATTACATGCTAAGGCTTTTAGTCCAGTCAGCAGGCATTTCGCTAATTTGTGTTGAATAGTATCGTTCAAACTCTTTGATTTTACCAGAATCATGTTTTGTAATAAAATTAATCGCTACACCTTTTCTACCCCAACGACCAGACCGTCCAATTCTATGCAAATATGTGTGTTCGCTCTTTGGCACATCAAAGTTAATAACAACGCTTACTTGTTGTACATCAATTCCTCTCGCAAATAAATCAGATGTAATCAATACCCTTGAAGAACCACTCTTAAAATCATTGTGATTTTCTTTTCGCTCTTGTTCGTTCATTTTACCATGAATCTTTTTAACAGGGAATTCTTCTGTAACCATTGCCTCATGTAAATCATCCACTCTTCTTGTGCTATTACAATAAATGATGGCTTGTGAGATACTAATTCCGGCAAACAAATCTTTTAAAGTTAAATATTTTTGTTCATCATTTTCAACACTAATATACCACTGTGATATACCCTGCAATGTAAGCATCTCAGCCTTTACCAAAATTTTAACAGGCATTTCCATAAAAGCTTTCGTCAAACTTTCTAGCTCTGGTGGCATAGTTGCCGAAAACAAAGCAATCTGAACGCTATTGGGCATGTATTGAAATATTTTATACATCTGATCTTTAAATCCTTGTGATAACATCTCATCCGCTTCATCTAAAACAACAACTTCAACATTATCAGTTTTAAGATATTTTCTACGAATCATGTCATGAATACGACCTGGTGTCCCAACAACAATATGAGGTGTATTATAATCTAGTAGCTTTTTGTCATCATCAACCGAGGTGCCTCCGACTAGCAATTGGGTGGTTATATTGCAAAATGTCCCAATATCCGTGATAACACTCTTAATTTGATTGGCAAGTTCGTGTGTTGGAGCCAAAATGATCGCTTGAGTTTTTTTGAGATCTGGGTTAACAATATTAAGAACACCCACGGAAAAGCATCCGGTTTTACCCGTTCCAGATTGGGCTTGTGCAATAATATCAGGTCGTCTTTCACCTTTTTTAGTAATCATTGGGATAATTCCCTTTCTTTGTATGGGACTAGGCTTTTCAAAACCATACGCATAAATTCCCCTCAAAACATTTCTATTTAGAACGTCTGTATCGTCCCACTCGTTTAATTCTTGTGAATTTACAAATTCGGTCATAAATATACTGTAGATGTTCTTTTAAGTTAATTACATTAAGAATCGTTCAATTTTCTAGATTGAAAAATTGATATAAAAACAATTTAAACAATTATAAGAAAATGACTAGTTTGGATATGAAAAGATATTCATTGAATTATTTTAAAGAAAGGGAAAATATTTTAAGAGGTTCAGACCAATTAATTACAGATGAGACGCTAAAAATTATAAATTCATTGGCTCATTTGGTGGGTGCACCGGAATATCAAAAAACGCCAGTATTTAAAAAAGATGATAAAACAAGAAAAAGACAAACAACAAAGACAACATCAGTAGAGGATTGGGAAAATATGAGAAATTTTAAGACGACTACTCTTGTAAAAAGCGAAGACAAGATAGATAAGAGTATTGATGAAATTAGAACGCTGTTAAATAAGATAACAAGTAAAAATTACGATGAAATGCATAAAAATGTTATAGAATTGTTAAAAACCATATTAACTAGTAGTCCAGAGGAAGAAGAATTAATTAAGATAGGAACATCAATATTTGAAATAGGTTCAATGAATAAGTTTTGGTCAAGATTATATGCTCAACTATTGAAGGACATTATTGAGATTTTTCCGATAATGAAAACAATATATGATAAAAATTTTGACAATTTCATCAAGTTGTTTGATGAGATAAGATATATTTCAGCGGAAGAGAATTATGATAAATTTTGTTTAGTGAATAAGGAAAATGAGAAGAGGCGTTCATTGAGTAGTTTCTTTGTGCACCTAATGAACAATGGTTTGTTGAGTGTTGATACTGTCGGGGATATTATTATAAAGTTGGTTAATAAATTTGAAAATGTAATGGATGATGGTGATAAAAAGATAATTGTCAGTGAATTGGGAGAGAATATTTGTATATTTATGAAAGAGGGTGGTGAAAACTTGCAAAAGGAATATAAAAATATAGAGAAGGTTAATAAATTCTTAGAATATGTATCAGAGACTAGTCATAAAGTTCATCCCGGTCTATCTAGCAAAGTTATATTTAAATTCATAGATCTATTAGAAGAACCGTAAGTGTTTAATTATAAATATTAATTATATAAAAGTAAGATAATTAATATAATTAATAATGTCAAAAGGATTAAATTTTTTATTAAAAGAGAAAGATGAAGAAGAAGAAAAAGAGGTTCCCACATATGAGGATTTGTTAACAGAGGTGAATTTATTGCACGAAAAGAATGAGATAGATGCAAATAATATAAATAATGATTTAATTGCACTAGAAATAGATTATCAAACAAATTACACAAAAAAAGATTTGGATAAAATAGCAGAATATTATGGATTAAATAAACGAAAAAAAAAATTAGATTTAGTAGAAGAAATTGTTCAATTTGAAAATGATATTCAGAATATTGAATTGGTGTATAAAAGGAAAAAAATGTGGAATTATATAAATGAAATTAAAAGTGATAAGTATTTAAGTAGATATTTAATATTTGATTAAGATATATATGGTAAAATCAATTTTAAATTCTAGTTTAAATTATGATGAAGAAGACAAATTGGACGAAGGTGATGTAAATTACAAAACAGTTTTATATGAAATAGAATTATTTAAAGGGTATGATGCACAGATAGCGTTAGGTAATGTTTCATATAAATATATAAGTAACAATATCTTATACTATCCTGTTTATTTAATAGATGATGGTTATGTGGTTTGTAAGATTGGTGTATACGAGGTAAATGGTGACAAAAACAATGATTTATTAGATATGGACGGGTATTTAGATATAGAAAAATTAGATAATTCTTTACCACTTTATTTTTCATTTTTTAGTGAAGAATTTTTAAAAGAAAAATTAAATTATAAAAAGAGTTATTCAAAAAATTTAGAAGTGGTAAATGAAGAAATTAAAAGTAAGCTATCATATAGAGAACAAGAAGGTGACGAATGGATTAAAAAGTATATGAAAAGTGCAAATTACTCGTTAATAGATAACGAAGGTGGTGGAGATTGTTTATACGCAGTTATAAGGGATGCATTTAAAGATGTAAAAGATGTATCAGTAGAGATTTTAAGAGATTTGGTTAGTAAAAACGCAACGGAAAAGAATTTTAGTGATTTCAAAGAGCACTATGATATGTATAGTGGAGAGCTATTACGATTAAAACAGCAGTTAGTGGTTATAAAAAAAACTCATAATGAAATGAATGAAAACTTTAAACAATTAAAGGATAGAAGTGAGAAAAAATTGGTTGCAGCAGAAATTAATAGAATAGTAAATGAATATAATGAAGTAAAGAAAACCATAGGCGGGGTAAAGGAAATGATAAAAGAGTTTAAATGGATGAAAAGGGTAGAAACATTTGGACAGTTTAAAGAAAAGATAAAAACATGTGATTTTTGGGCGGATAGTTGGGCTATAAATATTTTAGAAAAAGCTTTAAACATTAAAATTATAATTTTATCTTCAAATAACTATGAGGTAAATGATTTGGATAATGTTTTGCAGTGTGGTGATTTTGTGGATGAAGAAATTATAAATAAGAATGTTTTTCAACCTGAACATTACATATTAACATCATATAGTGGTGATCACTATAAATTAATAACATATAATGAAAGCAGATTATTTACATTTAATAATCTGCCACAATCGATAAAGGATATGATAGCAAATAAGTGTATGGAAAAGGATAATGGTGTTTATAATTTTATTCCGGAATTTAAAAAAATGAAGGATGGTAAAAAGGTAATAAAAGAAAAATTAGAAGAAAAGCAAGGTTCACCTATAAAAGAAGATTCCATTTCAAGTGAAAAAACCCCATCAAGTGTTGCAAATTCAAATTTTGATGAAGATATAGTATTTCTGTTTTATGCGAAATCTAAAAATTCGAAACCTGGGAAAGGTTCTGGTGAAAAAATACCTTTAGAAAAAGAAAAATTATTTTATACATTAAGCAAAATAGACAATTGGAGAAGGGTTCTTTCAAATTTATATGTAACAGATAGTCCCATGGTAATAGATAATAAAAAGTGGGCTTCGGTTGAAAATTATTATCAGGCACAAAAATTTAAAAAGGGTAATCCAAAGTTTTATAATGAATTCTCTCTAGATTCTGATTCAGAATTATCTAAAAGACCATCTGTAGCGAAAGCTGCTGGAGGTAAAACTGGAAAATATAAAAATGTTCAAGTTAGACCCAAAAAAGTAAAAATGGATGAAGATTTTTACACATCGAAAGAGAATGAACGGAGTATTTATAAGGCGCAGTTATCCAAATATAAAAATGATGAATTAGCGAGTAAAGTATTATTGGAAACAAAGAATGCAAAATTAACCCATTATGTTCGTGGAGATAAGCCGGTAGTATTTTATACTACAATGAAAATAAGAGATGCATTAACAAGTCAAAAAAGTTAAAATCCTATTAAATAAAGTTAAAAGTTATTTTAATAAGATTTATATATATAATGAATTTTACAAATGAGTCACAGTATATAATTGAGCAATTAATATTAAATTTTGAAGATATCAAAAAAAATGTTCAAAATAAAGATAAAAAAAGACTTTTAACTGGCATATTTAATGGTATAAATGAAGCTGCTGGTGAAATGAGTGTTTTAGAAAATTCTTCATTTATTAAAACAGAAATAAAAGAAGAAATAAACAAGAATGAGATTTTAGATATTGATTTGTTTGAAAGTAAATATGTTCCTGAAAATATTAAAAAATATATAATTGATAATCATAATAGTAAAATAAGTTTTACGAGTATAATTAATAAAAAACAGATAACTATAGAATTTTTTATAACAAAAAAGGAATTATTAACAGAATTATCTGAAATAAAAGTATTGGCTCAAAAAATATTTATAGTTTTTAAATACTTATCTAGTTTTTCATCAAAAGAATGTTGTAAACAGTTAAAAATATCAATAATGAGAACGCATTTTAAGAAAAATTTACCAAATTCTGGTCATATTGTAATAGGTCCACAACATGCAAATACAGCGGTTACATATAATTGTAAAAAAAATAATAGCATAGTAATTTTTAGAAAGCAAGAAGTTTTTAAAACTTGCATACATGAATTGATGCATGCGTTGGGTTTAGACTGGTATGAGATGGATGAATCCAATTTTAAAGATAAATTAAAAGGAATATATAAAATAGAAAGTGATCTAAATACACCGGAATCATATGTGGAATTTTGGGCATGTATTTTAAACACATGTTTTACCAGTTATTTTTTATGTGATAAAAAATTGGATGATTTTATTTTATTTACAGAAACATTATTAGAGTTTGAAAGATTATATTCGCTATACCAAGTTGGAAAGATTTTAAATTTTTTATCGATTAGTTATACAGATTTATATAAAGAAAATGATATTAGTAGTCAACTAAGGACATATATGTATAAAGAAGAAACCAATGTTTTTATGTACTACATTTTAAAAACATTATTTTTATACAACTATGTAGATTTTTTATTATTTTGCGATGGAATAAATAAAAATATAATTAATTTTACGGAAACACAGGATAATATGAATGGTTTATATAATTTTATAAATAAATTTTATAATAATCCTGACTTTATAAATGATATAAGCAAAATATATAAAAAAATAAGCAAGGTAAAATCAAAATTTTTAAAAAAAAACATGCGTTTAACATGTGTTGAGTTGGGTTAAAAAATTGATTACATAATAATTGTTTGTATTAAAAGAAAGAGTTTCAAAATTACTAAATAAATGGGAGTTAAACTTTTAACAACATTCTTAAAAACACAGGAAACGGGTGATGGTGCGTTTAAACAACATTTAAGTGAATTGTCTGGAAAGGTAATTGTTATCGACATATTTATTTACCTTTACAAATATTTGAAAGAAGAAAAACTATTAGAAAATGTATATTTAATGTGTTTTGTCATGAGGAAGTATAATATAACACCCTTGTTCATATTTGATGGTTATGATATTAATAAAAGTAAAAAATTGGAATTAGATAAAAGAAAAAAAAACAAAGAAAAAATAAAAGAAAAATATGATAAACTGTTAAATAGTTATGATGAAAAACAAGGATTTCAAAGTGAATTGGTGAAAAATAAGCTTGATAAATTATCAAGACAATTGATTAAGATTACAAAGAAACATGTAGAAGATGTAAAAAAACTTATTACTAGTTGTGGAATGAAGTATATAGTGGCCAATGGAGAAGCGGATATCTTATGTAGTGCTTTTGTAAAATCAAAAAGGGCTTATGCGTGTTTAACGGAAGACAGTGATTTGTTTGTTTATGGGTGTGATCGTATCATAAAATATTTTAGTTTATTAAATCATACATTTATAATGTATGATCTAAAAAAAATACTAGGTAATTTAGATATATCCTTAAATGAATTAAGAGAGATTAGTATTTTAAGTGGGACAGATTACAATGATGAAATTACGGGAAATATATTTTGTAATAAAAAGCATTTGTTACAATATAAAACGGAAAATAAAACCGAAGAATTTAAAGAATGGTTATTTAACAATGACAAGATAACCATGGGGGATATAGAAACCATTAATACTATAAAAAAACAGTATATATTGGACGACAAGGATATACTAAAAAAATGCCCATATATTGTTTTAAAGAACAGGAACATAGATTATAATCAAATTAAAAATATCATGATAAATGAAGGTTTTATATTTATTAATATACTTTAAACTGCATTAATTTGCTAGTTTTATCATCTTCTATAAATTGTTCTAGAACAACTTTTTTATTTTTACGATTTTTTTGTTGTTTAATAGGTTTGGTGTCTTTAATATTATCAATTATAGAATCTTTGGTGTAAATGGTATGTTGTAAAAGACCGGTTCTCTCTGTAATAAGCGTAGCATTATGAATTGTAAATCCATTTTTAATGTCTTTATTTTTAAAACTTTTGAAATCGATTTTAATATCATTTAATTGGATTGTTTTAACTTTTGCTTTGGATTTTTTATCTGACCAAGGGTATTCTTTAGAGAGATTTTTAATTTTAAATTTATTAATTTCATAATTACGCTTTTTAATTTTCAAAGAATTTGCATCGATAATAAAAAATTCTTCGCCCCATGAAACAAAATAATTTGAAAAAAACGCAGGTTTTTCGTTATATTTAAAATGTTTATTAAATGTTCTATTATTTAATTTTTTATCTCTCCATTCCAACAATTCATTGTATTGTAAATCACTGAGAAAATCTAATTCAGCGTTAAATGTTAATAATTTTTCACCATAATATCCTTGCAATAACCGAACTGTTCCTGAAATATTTTTAATCTTATATATCTCTCCACCGATTGTTGTTATATATGGATCGCCAACTGCACCAGCCTGATTGTCTATAAATTGATAACTAGGATCTCTTACATATACCTTTCTAACCATATTCGATACATTACCATTGCTATCCATTGCATTATAAACAACAGAATAGATTCCGATTTGATTTGTATTAACATTATTGAATGTAACGGTAACGGGTAAATTATCGCTGTTAAACGCCCCCAATTCATTATAAGATGTGTCTTTTACGATTATCAGTGGGTTATCACCGGAAAGAGTTATAGTAGGTGGTGTGCGGTCTTTAACAATAATAGTTCTTGTTTTTGTGATTTTATTATTATTGGAATCAGTTGCTTCATATGTCACGGTATATGTTCCGGGTGTTGTTGTGTCAACATTTGAAGAATTAATTGTTAATGTATATTCATTATCAACGATTGCTCCACTTTCTTTATATGCTGTATTTTTTTCGATAACCAATGGATTATCTCCTTTTAGGTCAATATCAATTAGATTGCATTGCTCCGTAAAGGTAAAAATATCTAATCCACCCATATATCCGTGATTATAGCAGTAGGTTGATGCATTTGTAAAGTCCCCGCTAACATTTAAACTTATATCACCGTGATAAAAATTATAAATATTTCCATCAACAGTTTTCACTTGTTTTTTAGTAGTGTCACCTATATATGATATTAAATTGCTATTTGATATTATAGCCATAGGGTGTGTTTCTGGTATATTTTTTAAAGTATATGTTCCAACACCAACACCATATTTTTCTTTATAAAGGTTATTGTTATTAAAAGACCACTTATTACCGTCGGCTAAAATAACATTTACAAATGAAAGATTTTTAAGACATGGTATATTTACATTTGGGTCAATATTTTCTCTTACAAATATAACACGATAAGTATCATCGGCTTTTTTCATATTATTACTGAATGTATCTGATGTATAAACAGCAACATAATCGCCTTCTGTAGACGGAACAACATCTGATAAATTAGTTGTAACGGTTAATTCATTACCACAATTATCAATAGCTTGAGCACCTTGGTCTGTATAATTTGAATTAATTTGTAAATAAAAAGGGTTATTGCCAATAGGTGTAATTATAATCTCTCTAACACGCACTTCTAAAAATATAGTATTCGTGTTGTTATCATTTAAATTTGAAGCAACATATACAATACCATAATTACCGATTTTTGAAACATCTACATTGTCAAACGCAATATTTAAAGATATACCATTTGTAACGGCTATATTTTTATTAAAAGATGAATCTTTATAAATATACAATGGGCTTTCTTGAGACAAACTTAAATTGACGGGAAAAATTGTTACATTGGAACTTTCAACAATAACAGAACGCATTTTTGTATCCATATAATTATTAACATGTTTTGCGGTGTAAATTATACCATAATTTCCTTCTTTTTGAACATTTACATTATTAAAAACAGTATTAAATGATAAACTATTTTCAAGTGTTGCACCTAGTTCATTATATGAAGTATCTATATTTACTATAGTAGGGTTATCGCCTATTGGTGTAATATTTGGAAAATTCACATCTTTTACTAAAACATTTCTAATAGTGTATGAAATATTTCCAAGTGTATCATTTGCCGAATATATAATATGATAATTACCTGCGACCGATGTATTAACGTTTGAAGCATCAGTATTTAAAACAAAAGATGGATCGGTAAGAGTTGCGCCCGGATCATTATATATTTTACCTTTTTCTACATAGTAAGGGTTGTCACTTAATATTGTAATGGTTGGACCAGCTGTTGTGTCTATAACATTTATTATTCTCGTTGCTGAAAATGTCTCATTTGATGCTGTTGTAACAGTATATAATATATCATACGAACCAACTTGACTTAGATTTAAGTTATTGAATGATGTATCCACAGGAAAATTTTGACTACCGTCGCTTGCTGACGCACCGGTGTCATTATATACAGAATTTTTTTCGAGTGTTATTATTAATTCACCTGATATTGTAATCACAATATTACTCATTATATTAACATCATAAAAAAAGTTAATATAATATTTTAAATGGGTCATTTAATTTCCTTGAAAAAATTATTTAATTTCCCTGAAAAGGGTGAAGCTCGTCCTTCTTAGCGAAATGAGGGCTCATGAACTTCTGAAGATTGAAATAGGTAAGCTCGTCGCTCTGCTTAAGCTTAAGGAGCTTCTTAAGCTTGGTATCAGCAAGAATCTTGCGACCATTGTCGGGGTCCTGAAGCTTATGCTCACGAATATAACTGTTAATCTCTCTAGTGACCTCGGTGCGGGCCATCTCAGTTCCCTTGGGCTTTCCAAGGAAAGTGGCTAGCTCGGGGCTGATCTTGGTTGGCTTGACAAATCCGCTTGGCTGACGATTAGCGTTCTTGTTCTTCCTCTTCTTGCTCTTAAGAGCCTGGCGCATCTCCTTATCAGCGCGCTTCTGGAGTGCACGGACATTAACAGTGACAGCACTGAGCTGACTTCGTAGAGTAGTAAGCTGAGCAAGAAGCTCACCGAAAGAATCAGTGAGACTGCTAGCTACCTCGGTGTTCTTCTCGACGGGGGTGTCCTCAACAACGGGAGTTGGAGTAGCGACGGGTGCGGGGGACTTGGTCTTAGATGCGGTCTTAGTCTTCTTAGCCATTATACAATATTAATGTAACTACCTTTTAAGTTGTTTATGACAATAAAATAATTAATTATTGTTATTTGAATGGTGGTTAAATGATTCAAATAGCCATGGCATACTTTCGCTAGCAGAATTATTAACAATTGTAAGACTACCTAAAATATAGAATGCTCCCAAAGAAGCACTGTTATTGTCTCGACATCTAAATAAAACATTTGAAAAAATATTTAATATTGTAATTCTTAAGGTATGTAAATTTGCGGTGTGAATAATTGAATTAATATTAATTCCTATAAATGGGTTTCCATGTGGAGGACAAATATCTCTCTTTGTATGCAATGTCAGCGAAGCACGATAATTCCAAATATCTATAAATTCTGTCAAAAGTTTTATTAGTTGAGGGCGTTGAAGATCTAAAAACCAATTTACATTTGTTATATGACCGAATTCATCTATTTTTTGAAATATTTTCTGGGTATTAAGAGAGATTTTTTGTTCAATTGTAATATTTGCTGTATCATTTTTTATAATTAATTTTATTGGTTGTTTTAAAATTTTAGAGTATTTCATATATTTGTTAAATTGGTCAATAATATTATTTGTAATAGGTTTTCTGTTGTATGGATTTTTATAATCTTTATTGATGATTAAATTATAGAATGATTTTGCATCAAAACCGTAAATAAAATCATCAGAATCTTTAAAACTAAAAAAATTAAAATGTTCAATATCTTTTAAGTCAGAAAGCGATAAAAAATCCGTTTCATTAACACAATTTCTATTTAAAAACGCAGGACCCCTTGTTTCATTATAAATTCGCTGCATTTTACCTCTCCATATTTTTTGAATTATTTGCGTGTGGTGGGAAAATTTCAAATAATTATAAATTCTATTAATTAGTTGTTCTTTATTACCAGATACTTTCTGTGAATATTTTTTTGCTATTATTTTTAGTTGAGAAACATTATAATTATATTCTAAAAGTTTGTTATATTCATCGTAATTTAAAATTTTAAAGTTTTCTTGTGATATTTTTTTTTTTTTACTACTTTTAGTGTTAATTTTCTCATATATGTGTTCTCTGATGTAGCTCTTGGGTGACATTTTTTCACTTCTTGACATTTATATATATTTGTATGTAAAATTTTAATATATTTTTAATAATGTTTTAAGACCATGTATTAGCCATATTAAGCATTTAATAAAATGAAGTGTTTCAAAAAATTGATTTAAAGAATACCCTTAATTATACATATACATCCAGCAAATCATGTCTTCTCCTTCCGATCTTATTGTTAACAGCAAGTCCTTCGATGCCTCCAAGATTCAGTACGATGCTGCAAAGCTCGACAGTCGTGGTGGCAAGAGGATCAAGCTAAAGTATGCAGGCAATAGCCTGGTTTTGAGTATCCCACTAATGTTTACATGGGGTGTAAATGAGCGTGTCGATGAAGCGACAAAGCGTGTTTCATATGATGCATCAATCGTCTTCGAGAGTGGCAAGTCCAGGGGAATTAATAAATTCTTGGAGGGACTAAAGGAGCTACAGAATAAGATTATTGAAGATTCGTGTAATGAAAAGTGTAAGGAGTGGTTTGGCAAGAATAAGATGAGCACAGAGGTTGCTGAGGCAATGATGTATCCGATTTTGAAGTATCCTAAGAATAAGGAAACTGGTGAACCAGATTATACTCGTGACCCCAGCCTCAGGCTAAAGATTCCATTCTGGAACGATGAATTTAATGTTGAGCTTTATAATATGGAGGGTAAGGCAGTTTTCCTTCCGCCAAAGGATAATAAGGACCCTAGCACTCTTCCTCAGGGCGACAAGACCCCTGTTGATATTGTTCCTTCCAAGTCATACATGAAGGGTCTTGTTGCGTGCGATGGTATTTGGATGGCGGGTGGACGCTATGGTATTACTTGGAAGTTGCTTCAGGCACAGGTTTGTCCTCCCGTCAACCTTGTTGGAACTGGTGTTTGTCATATTGTTGCCGACGATGATGATGATGAAATTATGGGACAGATTAAGGATAGTTCTAATGAAGCGAAGGAAACCGAGCAAACTGTAAACTTTTCAGATGGTGATGATGATGATGATGACGATGACGGTGCAAAGGAGGAAGCACCCGAAGATCCTCCACCGAAGCCTAAGAAGAAGGTTGTCAAGCGCAAGGCCAAGGCTTAAGACACCATTTAAAAATAATCACATCATTTAAAAAATACTGAGACCATTTTAAAAATAATTATATGATTTAAAAAATAATCATATGATTTAAAAAAATTTTTTATTTTAGTGACTTACTTTAATAACTTATTTTAATAACTTAAGAAATTCATTACAAGATTCAAGTGAGCCTTCTACCCAACTTTGATTTAAACTATAATTCTCTCCACATATGTAAATATTATGTAATGGATTTGTTAAAAATTTAGATATGACTTTACTATTTTTGTTTTTATTCCAATAGGCTACACCACATTCCCAATTACAAACAAATACTCTTTCTGGTTTTTCAATATCTACATTAAAAGTTTCTTTTATCAAATCAACAATTTTCATTTTTAATTTTTCTTGATTATTTCTAATGGAATTCCAATACTTTGTATAAATTTCATCGGTATAAGATATCATTATTAATCCATTTTCAGGGTCAATGGGTATTATATATCTTAAATGATTGTTTGTTATGAATTTCTCTTTTAGATTTTTAATAAAGTCATTATTTTTAAAGATGGCATATGTTCTACAGAGAGATTTGCAAGATACAGAACTATTTAAAATAGAGTGTATTGGTTTTAAAATATTAATTTTTAAAAGAGCCGGTTTCGGTAAACAAAAAACAATTTTTTTTGAATAAATTATTTTATTATTATAATTTATTTTATAACATTCTTTCGTTTCATCAAAAAAAATCTTTTTAACTTCACTTTTTAATTTAATGTTTGCTTTTTTATTTTTTAAATACTCTACCAATTTTTCAACTAATATATGAAATTTACCAATCCAATATTTAAGATCAGGGCGTATACCATTTGTAAATAAATGTATCGCATCATATGCATTCATGTTTTTAAGCTGCCCACTATTTCCACTCGCAACTAGCATAAAATCTAATTCCTTTTTTGTTAGTGCCTTTTTGGCCAATTCTTTAAATGTTAAGCGTTGCAAATAATGACTATTGTATTTTTTTGAGTATTTTAAAACTTTATCTATAAAAACAAAACCATTGTCATGGGTAAATTTTGGATTTTTATTTTTGGAATCAATAAACTTCATTGATGCAGATAACTTTTTATCTTTTCTAAAATCAATTAAATCAAATTTTTTTAATAATTTAATCACATTCAAATGCTTTTCGTTAAATCTGGCAGCACCTGCTGGAAATGAGAAATCTTTTGAAAATAATTTTTCTTTTTGTTGATAAATTCTACCACCATAATAATTATTTTTTTCTAATAAACATATTTTATTTTTTGAATTAATTAATTTAAAATAATTGTATAACCCTGATATTCCACCACCTACTATAACAATATCAAACATATATATAAAATAAATATATATTTAATATTCAAACATTTAATATTCAAACATTTAATATTACATTTACATTAATATCGCCTCTTTTTTCAGTATCAAATAAATTATCTTTATTTATTTGTAACATACCTGAATTTTTTATAATATATATCTGTTGCCTTATAATGTTTAATTTTTTTGATTGTATCGTATATTTCTTATCACCAAGTTGAAATACCAAATCATTTTTTAATAGATCGGTTATTTTATATTCAATATTCACATTAATATTATTATACTTGTCTATTACAACATTATTTTCTAAATCAGGTATATTTTTAACACATATTATACTTTTTGATATATCAAACTCTACTTCATCATGCCATAATGGTATTAATAATTCGTTATCTTCAATATTTAAACAGTAAACATTATCACTTAAAAGGTCATTTATATCCGGATTTAATATTATAATATCATCTATATCAATCTTATCCTTTATAATATCCAAAATTCTCTCTAATAAACTATTATTCAAGTTGAAAATTTCTTGGTTTTTATTTATGAATGTATACAATTTTATTAATTCATCTCTTGGCATATCCTTGAAAACTTTTAAAGATAACTGTTTAAATTTTGAAAATATATTTTTAAGATTATCTTCTAATATTTCATCGCTAACTTCTAATGTAGGGAAAATACATCTTATAAAATTCTTAATCATGGAGAGATAATCTTTATTTTCAATTTCAATACTTGACTCTATGTTTTTATATTTGGATAAAAATTCGTATGCATTTACTACTTTTTTAAATTCACACTCCTTGCCTTGTGTTTTATCTGGATGATATTTTAATGCCTGCTTATAATATGATCTTTTCAAATCTTTTTCTGTAAATTTCATATCTAAATTAAGTATTTTAATAGCATCATTATAATTCATGCACTATACTAGTTAAATAAATTATAAATCTTTCTAAGTGATAAATTGGTCTATAATTATTATTGTAATAATTTAAAAATTTAAACAAAAAGTTATTTATTTTGGTTAACTTATCTGCATCTATATAACCCTCGTTTATAAAATATTCTATAATATTCCAAATGTATTTATAAAGATCCAAATGATATATAAAAATATCATATAATTCATTTCTGAATGTTAAACTAATAACATTCTTACTTAAGATTAATTGTATTATGTTATTTGTTATTCTTTGACTATAATTGCAATTTATTTCATTATTAGTTTGTAAACATTTTAAGTTTTTACTTTTATTAATATCAGTATTTGAAATAGAATTTGAGAAACATTTTTTTAAATTTGTTTTTGTTGGTGTTTTAACTGGTAAAATGAAACATTTATTCCTAATCGTCTCTGGAATAAAACTAATCGCTTCAGTAAGTATGATATAAGATATATAAATATTCTTATATTCGAGAGATTGCATATAACTATAAAAAATCTCTAACAATTCATTGTGAATTTTATGAAAATTTTTACATAAGATAATTCCCTTTTTATCTGTTTTTGTTGAAACAATATCAATTATAGCTTTAAATATATCATTCCATAAAATTTTGGCATTACACCCTAATAATTCCATGTCTACTTCAAAATGTATATCGCTTAGTTTTATAATATAAATTTTATTTTTAAGCGTGGTTATATTAATTTTTCTCTCATATCGTAAATTACTTTCACTAAATTTTTCAATAATTTTTAAACTTTGTGTATACTTTCCAATACCAGAATCACCATACAATATCATATTGTTATTTTTAATATTATAGTTAGAACTCACATCTTTTATAAAATTTTCTAATTCTGGATGTAGATTTATTTTATTAGAAGTTTGTAAATATTCTTCAAATTTCGTTTCATAATACTTCATATTAATCTAATCTATAAATTTGTATTTAAATAAATAAAAATTTATTAAAGTAAAATGTCCGATATTCAAATTGATAAAAATATTAATAGTATCATCCAAAATATTAATACAAATTATATTCATTCGCATCCAAATTTGGCCAGAGTATGGAAAGAGTATTTGCTTAAAAAAACAAATAATCTTTTAAAAGATATTCAACAATGTAATGATGTTTTAAATGATATGCATCAAACAAATATACAGGATATCGATATTAAAACGATAATGACACTATCTATATTATTTAACAATTAAAACTTTTATTTAAAAATAAACCTTTAATACTAGTATGCTACTTGTTTTAAACAAAAATAATATAGATATAAATAAAATTTCAATATTAGATAAAATAAATAATAATATCTTAAGCAATGGTTATTTTCATAGAATAATTTACAATTCTACCAATTTTTTTTTAAATGGTATATATTTTTATTTTTCATTAAATAATTTTAAAATTGAAAACTACTTTAATAAATATAAGTGCACTTTTAATATCAAAGATAACACAGAAATTATATCTGTTTTAAAAAATCTTGAAAAGAGCATAATGGATAATGAAATATTTAAAAATCAAAAAGGGGTGTATCGAATAGCAGAACAACTAGAGCAAGGATATTTAAAATTATATACAAACAATGATATTAAGTTAATTAGTTACAAAGATAATGTTAATTTTCTTTTAAAATTATCAGGAATATGGAGTGAAAATGATTGTCATGGTTTAACTTTTCGTTTTTGTTTATCCATCGGTGATGAATGATATAGATATAACATATAATTTAACAGCTATAAATGTTGCTAATACTGAAAATATCATAACAGCTCCTCCCCATAAATCGGCATATTTTGATTGTTTTTTATTTTCTAAAGCAGAATAAAAATTACTTGTCATAAAAAATAATAATAAAATTAAAAAGAATGATAAGTCATTATACCAGTTAAATTCATTGGGCAATTTAACACCCGGAGTATTTATAATAGGTTTAATTTTGATAAAAACATAAATAATAAATATTAGTGGTATTAAACATCCTATGTTGGGTAAAAAATTAACAATTGCTGCAAATTTTGATTTTTGTATACCTTTGCTAATATCGCTAGCTGATAATTTAGAAGTATATGTATAATGAAAACCAGCTACAATAGTTGGTATTATACATATAACCAACCAAATGTAAATACCCAACATACCTTCGTGGGTATCATACATTTTAACTGCTCCATACATAAATAAAGCAACCAACATTAATATTTTAAACAATTGTATCATTCTCACACCAACTTCTTTTGAAAAATCCATATTAATTTTACTTGTTTTCGATGTTTGACTTGAACTACTGGTGGTGCCGCTGCCACCACTATCGGTTCCCGCAGCAGATGCAGGAGGTGCAGCAGATGCAGCAGATGCAGGAGGTGTAGTAGATGTAGTAGATGCAGGAGGTGCAGCAGATGTAGTAGATGCAGGAGGTGCAGCAGATGTAGTAGATGTAGTAGATGCAGGAGGTGCAGCAGATGTAGTAGATGCAGGAGGTGCAGCAGATGTAGTAGATGTAGTAGATGCAGCTCCACCATTCTCAGGGAGCATCTTAGTATTGTTAGTTTGAGTGGATGACATATTCTATATATAAACCTAACAATATATTAATTTGTATTAAAAATAAAATATCGTTATATTTTATTAAATATGAATATTTATGGAGGAAAAATACATCCTATTATTAAAAATGAAAATACTTATTTTTTAAATAAAAAAGTTGTTACATTTCATTCAGAAGATAGAGATATAAAAAAATGGCCGAATTCTAATGAATTTGAAATATCACTCCCCGAATCTTTACAAGATGTTCAAAGTATGAGGCTTTTATCCATTAAATTAGACGATTCTTTACCTGTATTTTCAAATAAATATAGAAATACAAAGCTAACATTTGTGGTAAAAGAATCTTTAGTAGGTTTAAGCTTTGTTAAATATACAATAACAATAGATGAGGGCACATATACTCCAGAAACACTTGCTTTAACTATTGAAAATTTAATGAATAATAAAACAATTGATATTGTCGCTACATTTAAATGTGATTATAATAAAGTTACAAAAAAAATGATTTTTAGTTGCGATCGTGAATTTAAATTAATGTTTAACATAAATGAAAATTATAATGATACCTGTAACGAATATGGTATTAGACAAAATACTTCTAAATGGGGTCTTCCATATTTATTAGGTTATGAAAGAAAAGAGTATGAAAGTATAAAGTTATCTGGTGATAATATATATTTTAACTATGACGGCACAGCACCTATTATTAACAGTGAAGAGCATTATGTTGACATAACAGATGTTAATCCTATAAACATATCTGGAGAGAATTGTTTTTACATGGAAGTAGATAAATATAATATTATTGATGAAATATTACCAGATAGTCATAAAAAGAACACATTATCTGTAAATAATGGTAAAATAAATTCAGCATTTGCACAAATACCATTAAAACCCAGTTTATATCATCAAATTTTTGAATGTAAAAATAATTATAATCCACCCATTAAAGATATTTCAAAGTTAAAATTTAAATTTCGTTTTCATGACGGTAGACTTGTAGATTTTAAAAATATTAATTTTTCATTTATGATACAATTTAATAGTCTAATAGGTGAACAAAGAAGAAACGCTGATGTTCGAGCTGGAACAATGTTATAATTAATCGATTATTTTTATTTAAAGTTAATTAACTAATTTTAAATAAATGTTAAACATTGAAGAATCGTCGTCTTACAAAAAAACAGAATATTCAAAAGATCCGCTAGTCGAAACATATGATAATATTTTAACATCAGAAGAATGTGACCATTTTATAAATATTTCAAAAGATAGTTTGAAGCGTGCTTTAGTAAGTCAAGATAAGAAAGGTATAGAATCAAAAGGAAGAACTGGATATAATACATGGATTGACCACGACCACGATGATATTACAAAAAGGGTAGGGGAGAGAATAGCTTCTATTGTTGGTTTACCTCTAGAAAATGCTGAGAAATATCAAATTATTTATTATAGTAAAACACAAGAATATCGTAATCATTATGATAGTTGGCTTCATAATGGTTCAGAAAAAACATTAAGGTGTATGAAATATGGTGGTGCAAGATTAAAAACAGCTTTATGTTATCTAAATAATGTTGAAAAAGGTGGAGGAACCAAAATGGTAAGTTTAAATAAGACCATTCAAGCTAAAAAAGGAAAGTTATTAGTTTTTCAAAATACAGTAAGTGATACTGATCATAACAGACACCCAATGTCGGAACACGCTGGGCTACCAGTAGAAGAAGGCGAAAAATTTGCTTTTAATCTTTGGTTTAAAGAATGTAAAAGTAGAATGTTATACCGAGATTTTAATCCAGGTTATTACAAAAATATTGATAATAATATTATTGAAAGCGTTCAAACTACAAACAAAGAGCAAATACCAGAACCAACATTGGAACCAACTTGTCAAAATCTATTTAAAAATGTAATAAATGAACCTGAAATTAAATTAACAGATGATAAGATTAATATAAACTCTTTTACGGGTATTATTAATATTAAAAATGCTTTTAATGATAATGATATTAAAATGCTTACAGAAAATCTTAATTTTAATAATAGTAAAAGACGCTCCGCATGGAAACAAGTCAAAAATCAAAATAAAATAAAAAATTTAATAAAAAAACATACGAATATTTGTGAAGATCATTATGAAAATATAAATATTATAGAATATAAAGCCGGAGATATTCATGGACCATTTTTAGATGCCTATGATTTAAATAGTGAAAAGGGTAAAAAATATACAGAAAAACTGGGACAACGACTTTTAACAATGACACTATTTTTAACAGATAAACTTCAAGTAGAATTTCCTGATCAAAATCTCTCTAATATTTACAATAAAGGCGACTGTATAATTTATAAAAATGTAAATAAAAATACGGATCATAGAGATAATAAAATGCAACATACTATAAAAAATTTAACACAAGCAAATGGTTTAGTTGCAAATATTTATATTCGCAATAAAAATAAAATAGGTGATTCACTTATTGTAAGTTTAGATAATATTAAAGAGAATAAAAAGGATAACGATTCATTAAAATTAAAAATTACAGAGTTAGAAAATTATACAGAAACTTTAAATAGTGTTCTAACAAGTTTTGAAAATAATGAAATAAATTCTTCTTGGAGAGGTTATGAAAGTTTTAAATATAATTTTAAAGGCGATTTTGAATTATTTAAAAAGGATGTTTTGGGATATAAAAAAATAAAAGATTCAATTTCTAGTAAAACTTGTTTGAACCAAGAAAATTTAAATAAAGAATATAGTTTAGACCCTAAATTACCATTGGCAATAGTTAATAATGTTTTGGAACCATCAGTATTAGAAGTATTTCAGAAATATTATAAGCGAACAATCGATTCAGGAACTTGGATATTAGGTGATCGCCAATCAAATAGATATAAAGCACACAATGAACCAATGTCTCGCTTTTTACATTATGAATGTTTACCATTGATAGAGAGAATTGTTGGTAAATCATTAAAACCAACATATACTTATCTATCGGCATATGTCAAAGGAGCGGATTTACCACAGCATACAGATAGACCCGATTGTGAATATACGGTTTCTTTCGTCGTAGATAAACCAGAAGGAAGCAATTGGAACATTTATCTTCATAAACCACAACAGCCTATCAAACACAAGGGTCGTTACGATGAAAAACCGCCCATAGAAGAATGTGAAGCAGTAGATTGTGACGCAGGTGGATTAATGATATTCCAAGGAACAGATCATATACATTTTAGAGAGAAATTGGAACATGATTATTATAATGTTTTATTGTTGCATTATTGTTCTGTGTAAATAAATCAACCATTTATAACTTTACGTACAATTCGTAATTCCTATTATTATTTATTATAATTTAAAATAAATAATGAAATATTTAATTTATGAATTATTTAGTGGTGTGGGATTTTGTAATCAATTATTCTCTCTAGAAACAGCGATTTATCTTGCAAATATTTCAAATAGAAAACTAATCTTATTAATAAGAAACCCGTTATGTCATTGTGGAAAGGCTTCGTGGGATTATGGATACATAATGGACTATTTTAGCAATTCACATGAAAAGTTCTTACCACAAGGTAAAGAAATATATTATAAAATAATTCCAGAAAATATTAAAAATATTATACATTCTAGTAAATGTAGAAAAATAGAAACAGAAAAAGGGTTTAGCTCTAATGTTTTTATAGATTCAAAATTGTCACATAATCATGAAGATATAAAACTATTTGCAAATGGAAGAAAAGAACTAATTATTGATTTCGATACTATTAATGATGAATATTTATATATAAATAAAAGTAACGCTTCTAGATGCTTTTATAATTTTTATACTACAAAATCTAGATATTTAATAATGTCAAAAATTTGCGCTTCATTAACATTATTGAATAACAATATCACTTGTAATTATGTAAATAAAAAATTTGATTTATCTATACATTTGAGATTAGGAGACTTTTACAAAAAAAGTTCAGATATAAATAGATCTTTTTCCAGTTATACTAATAACTTATTAAAAACAATAAACTCACTTGATAATATAAAAGACAATAGTATTAATGTGTGATAGAAAAGACGGTGATATTATCACTTTATTAAAAAATAAATATGTTATTAACTTCACTGATGAATTAATAGAAACTACAGATAATCCAGTAAAAGACTTTTTGTTGGAAAAAAAATATATGTCATATAAGTACTAATTTTATTGGTACACAAGGTAGTACCGTAAGTAATCATATTAATTATATGCATTATTTGTCAAATAAAAATTATAATTTATATACTAGATGTAGTTTAGTTACTTCATTAATTCCTGGGTATTCATGGAATACTAACAATACCTATGGACATTCTATATCTTGGACTACATTTTGGAACGATAATATAATTAAACTACAATGTTTAACCAACAAAACAAATCATTATAACTGTGGTAATTCATATATTAACATTATAGATGAAATAAATATTAATCCAATTAAAAATAAGAAAATTATTAGCTTTTGTTTATATGGTTTGAATGAAGAAAGAAATCGAAAAAGAGATTTTGATAAAGGTGTTTATGTAAATTATTATTATATGAAAAATCATAACTATAAAGATTGGACGATGAGAATTTATATGCCATATAATGAACCATATGATATCATTGAGAATATAAAACAATTTGGTGATATTGAGTTGATATTAGTAGATACAAATGTATGTTTGAGAGCTATTAGATTTTTACCTAATGATGACCCAAATGTCCCTTGTATGGTTATCTAGAGATTTAGATTCAATAGTGAACAATAGAGAAGAAAAGGCTGTAATAGATTGGTTAGACAATAAAAATGATAAAGAATTAATGATAATGAGTGATTATCAACAACATACATGGACTATAGCAGGTGGAATGTTTGGAAAAATGAATAATAATAATAATAATTCTATTAGTTCATTTATAGTAAATTATTCTGATAAAAATAGTAATGATGTCAATAAATTTGCGAATGACTGCGAAATAGCAGAAGAAGGATTATATAATGATACAAATTATATACAATATTATCGTGCTGGAAAAAAATTAGAAAATAGTATACCATTTCCAGATTTATCAACAATAAATTGCAATTTTATAGGTAATATTTCTCCTATAACAAAATATTATACAGATTTACAATTAGAAAAATATTATCCTTTTCTATCAAATAAATCTGATATTGATAATAATGATAAATTTTTGTATAATCCATGGAAATGTTTTTTCAAAAATAGTAAACCATTATGTTCAGTTATATGGAAAGGTGATGATTTTGTTATGACGGTAGACCCTAAAAAAGAAAAGGGAGTAGGAACTTGGAAAACATTAAACGGTGATGGAAAGAAATTATTAAAACTTAATACTCACGTTAATATACTATGGGAAGGAAAAACATACCTTGAAGCTTATATGCCTAACAAAGAAACTATAAGTATAAAACATGGTGAAAGATGGTATAATTTTGTTAGATATAATGATAATTTACTAGCAAATAATTTTATAGACTTACAATTAAATAATATATCTAAAAATGTTTCTAAAAATATTTCTAATTATAAAAAAAGATTGTTTAATATAGATTTACATACAAGTGTAATTGAGGATGTGGTTGACATTTTTAAAAATTTGGATAAAACTATAAATATAGAACAATGGAGTATGAGTGGTCATCATTGGGTATTTAATAAACCAAAATATAATTTAAAGTATATAAATTCAACATCATGGTGTAATATTGATATGGATATTATAGACAAATTCTGTAATGAATATAATAATGAATTAGTCAAATATGATGGATTTGTGGTAACACATTCCCCCATATTTTGTTTGATATATGAAAGGTATAAGAAACCTATTTTTCTTGTTAATAGTTGTAGATATGTCCTACCATATTGTTGGAATAGAAATGATAATATGTTAAATATACTTAATATAAAACTAAAAGAAATGGTTGACAATAAACAATTGTTTATTGTTTCAAATAATATTGGTGATCGAGATTTTTAAAATTAGGAACTAGAATAGAATCTGAATATACACCATCATTATGTTTGTACACAAACATAAAATATAAAATTAATAAAAATAAATTTCTATTATTGGGTAATAATAGATATATTAAAGAGAATGATTTAATTATTCATAAAAATAATGCTCTAAACGGAAGGTATTCATGGACAGATTTATATAATTTTAAAGGATTAATAATTATTCCCTATGAAATAAGTACAATGTCAATTTTTGAATATTATAGTGCTAATATACCATTGATTTTTCCTAGTAAAACATTTTTAAAAATATTAATTAAAGCGGGTAAAGTAAGTTTAGCTTCAAGATATTTTAAATATAAAGATTATCCAGAAGAATTAACTGAATCACTAGGTAAAGATTATATCGATTGGTGGGTAGATAGGGCAGATTTTTATAATGATATGAAATATATTACATATTTTGATAGGTTTGAAGAAATACCAGATATATTAAAAAATATTGATGTAAAAGATATTTCTTTTAAAATGATGCTCTGGAATAATAATAGACAATTAAGAACAAAGGGTGTATTCAACAAATATATTTGTGAATATTTAAACTTAAGTCCTACAATTGATAACATAACATTTGATAAAATAGTACCCATTAGTGTAATTATTCCAACATATCCGCCCCATTTTCACAAAATAGATAATTTGATTTGTAATATAACGAGTCAAACAAATTATCCAGAAGAAGTTATAATTTGTGCATCTGAATGTTCAGAATATGATGGAAATAGTTTAGAACAAAGACTTATTGAGAAATTCGAACCTAAATTCAAGATAATAGTATCAACAACACTTGATAGAAATAATCCTGCTGAAAATAGGAATCGGGGAATTTCAATTTCAAGTAACAAATATATTATGAATTTAGACTGTGATGATTTTAGTCATTGCAGAAAAGTAGAAATTATGAACTATATAATCCAAGAAAACCCAAATGTAGATTTGATATGTCATAATTATATTTTATATGATGCAGCTAATTCAGAAACCTTGAACTTTAAAATCGATACTCAAAAATTAAATTTATACAATGATGTTGAAAAATACAAAAAAGATACATTAAATATGTTGAAAATAAAACCTGCTTGTACAAATATAAATATAGAAAATAAAATGATTCATCACGCTCATATTGTATTTAATAAAAATACAGGAATTAGGTTTAACGAAACAAAAGAGTATTTTAAAAGAGAAGATGGTAAATTTTGCCAAGACTATTTATTGAATAGTAAAAATATACTTTATTTAGATGAAAGATTAACATTATATAAACCAAAGTTCCTATAGTTAATTTATTCGTTTAATATAATAAAATGATAACTGGTAAGGGACAAATAAATATGGACCCCGAATTTGGAACAACTATTTATAATACTATAAAAAATAACGATGATATTAATAATATTTTAGAAAGTAGGTACTTGGAATGGACTAATTGATAAAAAAATGCAAAAGTATATTCAATTGAAGCCAATTGTGGGGAGGTTAATCGGGCTAGAATATTTTGGAAGGATAAAGATTTAGATAATAAATTAAATATAATACATGGAAAATTACATATGTCCGAATTGCCAAATTTAGATTAACCCGTCGGACATTTTAAATTGTCCTATTAATTTTGAAATCGTTTTTTTTTTATAATTAAAATATTACTATAGCTTATAATATAATGTCTAATTATTGGAATAGTTCTTTTTTACGTAATTTAAAAATAGACAATGTAAAAACAGTTTTTGAAGTGGGTGGACGTTATGGTAATGAATCAAAAAAACTTAAACTTACTTTTCCAAACAGTAAAATTTATTGTTTTGAATGTAATCCACTTACAATTGAAATATGTAAAAAAAATTTAAAAAATATTGACGATATAAATTTCTATGATTTCGGATTAGGAAATCAAGAAGCTCTTTTACCATTTTATTCATATATTAAGAATAACGACGGAGCATCGTCATTATTAAAAAGAATAGATTATGAATCTACTCAAAAACAAACAGGATTAGTTAATATAAAACGCTTGGATACATTTGTAAAAGAAAAAAATATACAGAATATAGATCTTTTATGTATGGATGTTCAAGGATATGAAATGAATGTTTTGAAAGGAGCAGGTAATTTTATTAAAAATATTAATTATATTATTATGGAAGAACCTAAACCAATAATTAACACTGAATATTTACCAAAAAACATCCATTCTAAATATATAAATTGCCCTACTTCACAAGAAATTAAAGAATTTATGTTAAAAAATAATTTTATAGAAATTGAAAGGATTGCTGAAAACAAAATTGAAGACAATGTTATGTACAAAAATCAAGCAATATGATGCAACAATATTATTTTAATGTAATAATTATATATATATATATATATATAATGGAAGATATATATATAAATCATATCGAAAGATGTTTTAATAATGTTGAAAAAAATATACATAATGTAGCTGATAAATGTTTCAATATTGATGGGATGTCTGGTAAAATGACAAGAAAATTTTTTAATAATTTAGGCTTATTACGAGATGTTCGTTATTTAGAAGTTGGTTCTTATAAAGGAAGTACAATGTGTTCTATATTATCAAATAATAAATTAAATAGTTGTACTTGTATTGATAATTGGAGTCAATTTAATGGACCTAAAAACATATGCATTTCTAATTTTAATGAGTTTAAAGGAGAAAATGAAATAGTTATTCATGAAATGCATTGTTTTCACAATTCTAAGTATGGACCTAAAACAATGGGTCAACCTAAACCAAATGAAATAGGAAAATACAATATTTATTTCTATGATGGACATCATTCTGAAGATTCACAATACATGGGATTATATCATTATTTACCCGCGATGGATGATACATTCATATTTATATGTGATGATTGGAACTGGAAAAACGTTAGAAATGGAACTTATAGAGCTATTGAAGAGGCCAAGTTAAATGTTTTATATAAAAAAGAAATACGATTAACGTTTGATAATTCACACACCCCTTCCCCTGAACGTGAAAATACATGGTGGAATGGTATTGGAGTTTTTGTATTGAAAAAATAATTCAAGAATCAAATAAATATTTAAATTTTTTCATTCCATTATCGATCGTATATTCAGGATTGTGAATATCATAATTTTTTTTAAACATTTTATTAATAAAATTAACTTGTTTATGACTTATATTATAATGATTAAATCGTAAATCATTTGGATTTGCAAATTGTTTTTTTCCAGAACAATATAAATTATGAATTCCTCCTCCTTTATTTGAACATCCAGATAAATATTTTGTTTCTATTATATTTTTAATACCATAATCTTTTCTATATGGTATAACTAAACAGTCATAACAATACGTTATCCGGCTTTCTTTGATGTTATGGCGATCCTTAAATTTTTTTTGATATAGTTGAACACAATTAATACCTTCTTCTCTCTTTTTAATTAAATAATCTTTTAAATTAATATCATTTTCACTATATAAAAATTCATCTAAATCCATAAACGCACAATATTCAGAATATTTAGCATAATTAGTTTTAAAATGATATATTGACTCTGGTTGACCATAGATAATTCTACCAGACTTATCTAATGGTTGCCATTTTATGTACGTAATATATGTTTCGTATTTTTTTAGTATATTATTAAATAAAGATATATTATGTTCGTTTTCGACTATTTCAAAACCATATTTATTTTTTGTTGGTGTGGATCCACAACACCCAATAGAACCAGTGTTATCATATAAATAAAAATGTTCAAACCCTAAGTGTATGTAATATATTAAATATTCTTCCAACCATTTTATATTTTCGTTTAATATAAATATAGTATGGTATACTAAAAAATATTTTTTCCCAGAGGGTTTCTTATTATCTAAATCCATATACTATACTATAATAAATTATTATACTAATATTAAATTATTATACTAATATTAAATTATTCATTTCATTGTTTACTAAGAGAAGTACCATATCTCTAAAAAATCCTACATCACATTCTAAACTTACATTTTTTGGATGTGCGTAATTAGATCTGTGATTTATTTCTATAATCTGAACGTTTTTTTCACTATCTACTATAAAATCAAATCCTAATACACCGTAAATATTTCCACTAATATTATTAATTTTATCTTGATAATACTTAGTAAAATCTTTTACCGCTAATGCCATGTTTTTAAATATTAAATCAAAATTCTCAAGACTATTAGACAATTCAAAAATTGTATCATGTTTTTGATTTATAACATGAGCATCCCGTAATTTGTCACTGGGAATATTGTCATAATCAATATTACTTGCTGTAAAAAAACTATTTTTATGAATATATACTTGTTTTTTATATAATAAAACTAGTTGTCTTATCTTATAGCGTTTATTCTGATATAAGTCTGGGTTAGGAATATTTTTCTGAATAACACAATTATTTGTATCTACTTTTAATAAATCTTCGTAATTATATATATTAACACCCTTTCCACCAGTACTACCACTTTTTTTGACAAAATACATAGCAGATTTATCTATAATATCGTGATATGTTAAATAACTTTCTGGAGTATAATAAGAATCTTTCATTTTTTTATGAAACATTATTTTGTCATCCATAGAAATAGTTAATCGTCTAGGTGCATTCATAAAAACTTTATCTAACTTATATTTTCCCCATAATTCTTTTAGATGACCTTTATAATCAAAATCGTCATAAATTAGACCTATTCTAGAAGTAATATAATCAAAAGCTAAATTTCCTGCTTGTGAAAATATACTAGAATTTTTATTAGTATAAATTTTCACTAAATTATTGCATATAGTAAATTCAGTCATTATAATAACTTTTAACAAATTATTATAATGATTAAACCGAATAGTAGTGTAAAAACAATACGTTATAATAATCATATTCTAGTGTTTGTCTAAAATGTACATGGTCAGTTCCCTGAAACAACACCAAACCTCCTGCTTCACAATCAACTACTTCACATTCTTCCAATGGCGGTTTTTCATCATATCTACCTTTATGTTTCACTTGTTGTTGTGGTTTATCTATATAGATATTCCAATTACTACCTTCCGGTTATTAATTAAATAGATTATTAATTAAATTAATTAATTGGATTCCAAATATTTACAAACTATTTCATTTATTTCTTCGTTTGTTATCCTTTCCCATTTTACAATTTTATTATCTGTGCTTTTTATTTGATTTATACCTATAAATTTGGGTTTGTTCATTCTCTCTGTTTTATAAAATACATAAGGACCAAACTTCCCTTTTCTTATTGATATTGTTTCGTTTACAATTTTTAATACATTTGGATTCGATGATTTCTTACCCAAAAGTATGTCTACCACATCTTCCAAAACAACATCTTCTTTATTTTTATTTACATTTTTAACTGAATAATTTTTATCATTCCAATTTACATACAATCCATATTTTCCTTCTTTGATAACAACCGGCTTATCCTGTAACATTCCCAAAACATTATCCTCTTCTTGTTCCAAAAACTCTTTTAATATTAAATTCTCTCTATCCATTTTATCTATGTCTAAATTTTTTTTTACCTTTTTATACGTAATTTTTCCACCAATATCACATTTCACAACTGGTCCCCATTTTGATACCATATAAGTATGGTTTTCATCTATTTTTATTGCTCCGTTTGCCTTTTCTTGTTTTACAAATTTTAATTTCTCTTTTAATTCTTCATTACATTCTTTACAAATATCTTGCCACATTCCTACACCATTTGATATTTCATCTAATTTCTGTTCCATCTCTCCTGTATACTCATATTTAAAGAAATCATCAAAGTGTTCAAGCAAATATTTTATTACATGTAATCCTGTGGGCTGTAAAACAAGTTTGTTCTTTTCATTTCCAAATTGTTTCTTAACTTCCTCCTCTTCTATTTCATCACCGACCAATGTAAATTCCTTACATATTATTTCTTTTCCTTGAACATCCTGTTTTTTAACATAATTTCTCTCTTGAATCTTACTTATAAGACTTGAAAATGTCGAAGGTCTTCCAATTCCCTTCTGTTCCAACAACTGAACTAGCCTTGCTTCGGTATAATGTTGTTTTAAGTGCTTGAGCTTCTCTTTTGAGGAGATTTTATTGTAATCTATATCTTGTTCTTGGAGAGATTTAATTAATTTAAATAAACTATTATCTTTTACAATATTCTTTACAATCATCCAACCTAAAAACACAACATTTTCTTCAGTTCTACGATATTTACATTTAAATGGTGCCGTAATATTCGCTGTTATAACATCAAATATTGCATTTGCCATACAACTTTCTATCGTATTTGTCCATATTAAATAATATAGCTTTTTCTCTCTTGGATCATCTAATTCTTCTGCTAAGAATCCAAGATTTGTTGGACGAATAGCCTCGTGTGCTTCTTGTGCCCCCTTTTCCTTTTTATTATTTCCAAGCATAATCTTATCTAAATCTTTTTTAATATAATTCTCTCCAACATTCCATTTTTGTTTGATAAATTTAACACATTTATCTACAAACTCTTTACTATATCGTTTATTATCTGTTCTCATATATGTAATGTGACCACCTTCATACAATTTTTGAGCTACTTGCATAGTTAGCTTTGGAGAGAATTTAATTTCATTTGAAGCCTTTTGTTGTAATAGAGATGTTGAAAATGGTGTTGGTGCCTTTTTTTCAGTTTTTTTAATTTTTGGAGTTTCTGTTATTTTATGATCAAAATTAACGGTTTCTTCCAAAAATTCTTCAACCTTCTTTTCACTTTCAAATTCAGTTGTTAATTGAAATTCTAAATTATTCTTTAAGAAATAACCGGTTGTTTCAAATACTCGTTTACCGGGTTCGTTATCAATATCAATTTGATTATCATAAACTATCCGTAATGCGGGTGTTTGACAACGACCAGCCGAAAGTTTGTTGTTTTTGTCACTTGTCCACAATGTAGGTGAAACCGTATAACCAACCAATCTATCTAAAACTTGACGACCTAATTGAGCGTGAACTTTTTTCATATCAATAATAGTTGGATTTGCAACAGCTTGTTTAATAGCTTTCTCAGTAATTTCATGGAAAATAATGCGTTTAGTAGTAGCTATAGGAAGTTTTGCTATTCTACAAATATGCCAAGCAATGGCTTCACCTTCTCGATCATCATCTGTTGCTAGTATAACTTCACTTGCTTTTTTAATAGATTCGGAGAGATTTTTGATATTCTTGCTTTTATTCCCAAGTAGTTTAAATTCAGGATGAAAATTATTTTTAATCAAGACATTAGTTAGTTGACAAATATGTCCAAAACTGGCTATACATTTATAGCCTTTACCAAGAAATTTTTCTATTTTTTGACATTTTGATGGTGACTCAACAATAACTAATATAGTCATGTGTATACTAATTATTATAAGAAAAGTTTAGGTATTTTCAATTTTATATCGTAATACATCAGCTGGTAGTGTGTTAATATTCATCATATTTTCATTATAATTTATAGATCTAATTATAGATAATTTTTTATCTATACTTAATTTTTCTAAAAAACTCATTTTGAATAAAATTTTACTTAATTAGAAAAAAAAAATATTTTTTCTATTTTATATACATATATTTATAGTTATAAAATCATTTTATTTTTTTTAATTTTATAACTATAAATATGAAACTTTTATATTTACATATATTAAATCATTTTAGTACAGTACCATATACACCGAAAAAACAAAAAAGTTAAAATGAGATTTAATAAAATAAAAATTAAAAGCAATATCAAAGTTTTTAAGCCATAATCAAAATATTTTAATATGTATATATATATGGAAGACAAAAAAAAAAAAATTAATATTTTTCAATATTGGGGGCAAGGATTTAATGCAATGCCATTATTTTTAAAAATTATATATAAACATAATTTAGAACTTTGTAAAAAAAATAATCTAAATTTAATTCTTATTGATGATAATAATGTAAATAATTATATTACACCACATCCAAGATTTGAAAATTTAGCTTATAATTTTAAAAGTGATATTATAAGATATTATATATTACATAAATATGGTGGATTTTGGTTTGACACAGATGTTATTATTATAAAAAACTTGCATGATTTGTATAAATCTATAAGTGAATATGAATGTATGTTAGACATTGAATACAATACAAAAATCGGATGTGCTTCTTTATTTATAAAAAAACAAAGTACAGTATCTAAATTTTGCTTAGATTATGTAAATAATTTTTTAAATAAAAATCAGACATTATCTTGGGTTGACATAGGTCCTAGAACAGTTGAGACATTATATAAAAATCATAAATCATTAGTTTTACTTAATAATTATCAATCAGTAAAGAATGGTTGTAATTTTATTTGCTGGAATTCAGATCCAGGAATAAATAAAAAAGATTGGTATTTTGAATCTGATAAATTAGCAAAATCTAAAGCAGATTTTTTAAGCAATAATAACGAATGTTATTATTTAATTACCTGGACAATTTATAGAAAAAACGATATGGGTAATAATTTAAATAATATGGTTTTTAGTGACAAAAGATCAGTTTTTTCTTATTTTATTAATTACGAAAAGAAACAAATTATTGTAAAAAATTCTCCTGATGATGAATGGAATGGTCAATACTTACAAGGAGAAGTTAAATGGAAAGATAATGGAACTATTAGTTATGTAAAAGATAATAAACATCATATTTATCAATACCAAGGTTTGTGGCGACTAGGTGAAAATGGTGTTAAGTGTTATAAACAATTAGGGAATAATATTGGTAATGAGATAGATTTAAATGATTATTGTAATAAGATAATAATTAATAAACCAGTAATAAATTATAATGTAATAACTTGTAAAATAAATTTTATTGATAAAGAAATAATTATACGAAATGAATACAACGGTATTGATAATTTATACGATGGTATTGAAGGTTTTGTTAGTTTATTTATACCACATATGTTGTTAACTAATGATAAAATAATTGTTAAAGATAAAATATGTAAAAAATTTTATGATAATTTATTAAAATTAAAAAAATACTATGAATCATTAAATATTGGTACAATAAATTTTAATTTAGATTGTGAAATAACTGAAAAAAAATCTTTATCGGAAAAAAGAAGAAAAATATCTACATTTACTGGAGGTGTTGATAGTTTTTATACATTATTAACTAATTTAGATAAAATAGATACCCTATTATACTGTATTAATTATGATGTCCGGGAATCACAACAGAACTTACTAAAAGCTCAGTTGAATACCGTGAAAGAGGTAGCCCAAAAACTTGGTAAAAAAGTGATAGTATGTAATACTAACCAACGAAATATTTTAGAATGGGGTAATATTGGTTATCTAAATGGTATTAAGAAAAAATACAATAATGATTTATGGGGGTATTTTTTACACGGTCCATGTATATTTAGTAATGCCTATAACCTTTTATTAGAATACGATACAATATTTATACCATCAACTCATCCAAAAAGTTCCAATTACTTATGGGGTTCATCATTTCATATAGATCATCTATATTCATCATCTCTAATAAAAATAATACACAATGGTGATTGTACACGTGTTGCAAAAATTAAAAATATTATTAAATTAGACAAAAATCTAATTTTTAATTATTTAAAAGTATGTTATTGTAATTCAAATCAAAAATACAACTGTTCTGTGTGTGAAAAGTGTAAAAGAACATATATTCCTATAGGTATTATAAATAAAGATTATCTGAAACAATTAAAAACATTTAATATAGTTGTTGAAGATTTTGAAAAAACTAAAAATAAATATTTATGTATGAAATTTAATAAAAATTCAGATATTGATTTTCAAAACGAAATTAAGGATTTAGATAGACCTAACACATACGAACCTAAAATGAAAAAATACGCAGTAATGTGGGCATCAACTGTAAATATAGGTGATGATATACAGACATTAGCAGCTATTAATTTTCTTAAGAAAAAGGGAATAACAGAATATAGTTTTATTGATAGAGAAAAATTATGTGATTACAATGGTGAACCTGTTACTTTGATAATGAATGGATGGTTTATGCATAATATCAAAAAATTTCCTCCATCTAATAAAATTACACCTCTGTTTATAAGTGTACATATCAATAAAGAAAGTTTAATTAGAAATAATATTAATTATTTTAAAAAATATGGACCAATTGGTTGCCGTGATGATAATACAGTTAAACTATTTAAAAAATACGGCATTGATGCTTATTTTACAGGGTGTTTGACTTTATTATTCGATGATGTTACAGAAAAAACTGGAGGAAAATATTTAGTTGATGTTAATACAAAATGTAGTTATATTCCAAATACTGAGCTTGATACTTCAAAATATAATGATTTTCAAATAATTGAACATGATATAAATAAAAATATGTTATTAAAAGATCGTTTAATAATGGCAGAGAATTTACTGAATAAATATCGAACAGCAAAACAGGTTATAACAACTCGTCTTCATTGTATTTTACCTTGCCGCGCCTTTAATACAGATTCTATTTTTATCCATAAGAATTATGAATATGATCCAAGATTTCAAGGATTGAAGGGTATTATTAATGGAGACACGCAAAATCATTGTAAAACAAATGGAGATAGATATGAAATAGAAAAAATTAGAAACAATTTTTTACTTTTAAAAATATAAAAAATATTTTATAAATTTTATCATGAATACTATTCATCAAATCTGGATAGGAAATAAAATGCCACAACATCGTGAATATTACTGTAGCTCTGTAAAAAAGTTTTCAACTTATTGCAATTATAAGTATGTTTTATGGACCAATGATACCTTGACAAAAGAAAATTTCCCAATAACCTTTGATTTAATTTAAAAATCTTTTATGAAAATTAACGGTAATATTATTCATTCAAACCCATCGCTTTAAATTTACTCCAAGTTATGTTACTAACAGGTTTTCTTTCTTTTTTTGGCTTTCCACCATTCTCTTCCATTTCATAATTTTTTTCCTTTCTTAAAGCACTGTCAATATATAATTCTTTAAGAATCTTACCGATATCTACTGATGCTTCATGCTGATCCGTTAAACCTTCTTCTATTTCTTGTAACTTATTAATAAATTTATTAAGTATTTGTAGATTTAGCTCATTTTTAAGTAATCTATTAAAAATATTTGTATAGTTTGACCATAAAAAATTACAATGTGAAATTAAAAGTTTTTCAAATTGTTGTTTATTAGTAAGTTCCATTCTAGAATATTTTTTTTTTAAATTTACCAATCTTTCAACTTCTTCTTTAATTTTTTTACTATGTTTTAGTTTTCGTATTTTTTCAGTATTATCATCTGCGTCGTATGATTTAATCATTTTATCCAAATGTAATCTCTCCTCATCTTTTAAATTACTCATTATATTTTAACTAGAATTAAATCTTTATATATTTAAATTTTGTTATATTATATTATATGGAACAGTTATCAAATTTAAAAACTCAAGAAAGGTTTAAGCAAAATGAGATGCTTAATGAATATACGCAGTTAGGTGGTAATAATGAATGCGGTGGAGTATGTAGTGGTGATTCAGCAATTGCTTCTACACCTGCTGTAGCTAGAATAATACAATTAAAATGTAATCAATGCGCTGACTCACAATATGACCTTACAGGTGGAAGGTCCAAGAGAACAAAGAGGTCAAAGAAATCAAAGAGGTCAAAGAAATCAAAGAGGTCAAAGAAATCAAAGAGGTCAAAGAAATCAAAGCGATCAAAGCGATCAAAGCGATCAAAGAGGTCCAAGAGAACAAAGAGGTCAAACAAATCTAGAAAATCTAGAAGTTCTAGGCGTTAATTAATTTTTATTATTTTTACTTATTATAAAAAATAATAAAATAACAATATATTTTAATATGAAGTCATATGATATATTTTTGGCAATATTTATTTTTATTATATTTATAATTTGCAATGTAATTACAATAATTCTTAGTGTTTTTGGTGATATTAAAAAAAATTGGCCGAAATATAGATGTAACCCTCTTATTATGCCCTTTGCTGGTTATTTTGGTTATGATCCTGTTGAAAATTTTGCAAAATGTATTGGTGAGATGCAAAAAGGCATGATGTCATTCTTTACAAACCCACTCGATATGCAAATGTTTGGAATGTTTAATATATTTGAAGGTATAGGAGAGTCACTTAATAGTTTCAGAGAAATGGCTGCACTACTTAAGAATGGATTTGGATTAAATTTCTTAAATATATTTGGAATATTTGGAGATGTTGTAGGATACTTTCAACGATTATTAATTATAATTAGAGATACAATATATAAAATTTTAGCAACAGTTACAATTTTTGTAAATATTGGCGTGAGTATGCAAAATGCTGGAGATAGTTTAATTGCAGGGCCTATTTGGAAAGCATTAAATGTATTAAGTATGGGACAAATTAAATAAATTATACTGCTATACTGATTAAAAATTAAAAGTGTATATAACATTATATAAGATAATATTATATGAATGCCGAAAAATTTATAAAAGAATTATATGATAAAAAAAAATATTTAGATACATATGGCGATTCGGTTGCAATAACAATTCTTATCGTAGGTCTTTATTTTGGTGCAATAGGATACTTTTATATTTTAGCAAATAGACAAGATTTAAAGAAAGATTGGAAAGAGATAAAATGCAACCCTCTTTACTTACCATTTGTAGGACTTATAAATAAACCTCCCAATAAAACTATTTCAGAATTTACAATGGAAAATTTTAATCAATGTATTAATAAAATATTAGAAAAATCAGCAAAAAGTGCTTTAACGCCTTATACAGAAGCTTCAAATCAAAACGCCAGTTATTTATCAGATATTGTTTCAACCCTCAATTCTGGTAGAGAATTAACACATAAAATTAGAAATCAAACATCAGTTGGGCTATTAAATGTAAATGATAAAATAAGTACATTTTCAATAAATGCCGCAAAACCACTTATACATACAAAGAGTAGTTTAGAGAAAATATCGGGTATGGCAACAACAAGTGTAAATGGACTACAATCTATTATTTATATAATAAAACCATTGGCTGGTTCTTTAATAGGTATAATTATTGCATTGATTGTAACATCGTTAATATTAATTGTAGCTAGTTTAGTTACGGCTGCTTTACTTGCTTGGATACCTTTTGTAGGGCCATTTTTAGCTGCTGCATTTTTTGCTGCGGCATTTGCAAGCTTTGCATTTTTAATACTATCTTTGATTTTTGGTATACCAGTTATAACAATTGCTAAAAATGTTTTAGCAAATGAAGATTAATAAAAATAATTTTTATCTATTAAATATGTATAATAAATGAAAAATAATGCTGTTAGAATGTTTAAGTTTGAAACAAATATGCTTGGTTTAAAATGTAACCCATTATTATTATTATTATGTTTTGTTTTAGGTTCATTACTAGGTACATTTGTTTTATGTTCTTGTTCTAAAATCTCATTTGTAGAAACATTTACAAATTATTTAGGAACAGATATTAATTATAGTATTGGCGATGGTGTTAAAAGTTCATATATTAATAGAAAATTAGAGCAAGCAAATGTGCAAAATAACCAATCCGTTAGTAGTGTTTCACCAAGTGATATTTTAAATAAAAGTATGAATATTTTTAGTGAAACCAAATTTAGCCAAGATTGTTGTCCTTCTTCGTATACTACTTCGGCAGGTTGTGCATGCAATACTGATTCCGTGCAAGATTTTATAAATAAACGAGGTAATAATCGTTCTTCTTGTGATGTTTATTAAAAAGTTTTTTCACATTTTTTACAATATTTAATCATTACAGATTCTCTATAACCATTTAATAAATCTATATAATCTGTAATAATTTCATGTTCACAGTTTTTTTGAATTAACAATGTAATTTTTTTTAAATATTTTTCTTTTTCAAATAAAATATCTTTAGTTTGTTTGATTTCATTTTCAATTATACTTTGAAGTTCATATAAAATCTCATTATCCATAATACTTTATATGAACACCGAACTATTTTTAATATTTTTAAATAATATATAATGGGCTGTAGCGCTTGTGCAAGAACAAGAAAAATAAGAGAACAGAAACAACAACAACTCCGACAATTAAAACTGCAACAGCAACAACAAATACAACAACAAATACAACAGCAACCGCAACCGCAACAACAAACCGCATCAAATTCGGTTGCTTTAAAAACTACCGTAGTAAAATCTAAAAATACTAAGGTAAATAATATTTTTTCATCAAAGCAAATTATTAAAAATAACTCTTTAATGCTAATAAACGGTAATAAAAAATATAATACAAATAATAATACAAATAATAATACAAATAATAATACAAATAATAATACAAATAATAATACAAATAATAATATTTTTAAAAAGCTATTATTTTAAAGATTTAGACAATTAAAATACAAATTTTTTTATAAAGATAATATATAAAAATGGAAAAAGGACGAATGATGATTTTACATTCTGCTGTAATTGGTGTTTTTTTATATATACTTATGGTTTTTATACTTGGTCAAAATAAAAATGTTGCCGAAAACCGAAGTATATTATTGGCCGCTGTTGTATTAATATATATGATTATGTTTGGCCATGGTTTACCAACATCGATAAATAAAAATTTATTTTAAGTATATTAATATATTTAATATAATAATATATTTAATAATATAGGCGTTTCAAATAGCCAAAGGCGTAAAATATTGGTTATCTAAGTAAATAGACCAAATGGTATTTTTTTACTTTCTTCTACTTTAATTAATTTTTTAACAATATCTTCGGTAACATTAAATGGTTTTGTAATTTCAATCGCATCATATCCGTCGAAAAGCTTACTGTCTTTAGGCATAAGTTTATACAAATTAATTTTTGTAAATATAATTTCAAGACATCTCTTTAGATTTCTAACACCTTTTTCACTTTCAGTATAATTTTCAATAATATAATCCAGAGTTTTATCAGGAATATTGATTTCATCATCATCAAATTTAATATTTTCCTGTATTTTAGGTATTAAATGTTTTTTAGCAATTATTACCTGATCCTTTTTATCATACCCCTTTGTTGTAATTCTATAAAAGCGGTTTTTTAGAACACTATTTACCTTGGCTTCATCATTATAACTAAAGACGAACATTGCTTTACTCATATCAAAATTTAACCCTGAAAAGAATTTATCTTCAAATTTATTATTTTGAGTGGTATCTGTTAAATGCGTTAGCATGCCAATAACTTCTTCACCCTTTGGAGAATTTGAAACCTTACACAATTCGTCAAAATATATGAGTGGATTCATGCATTTGCTTTGAATCAATATTTCAACAATTCTACCATATTTACTTTCCATATAAGTATAATCATGTCCCTTCCAATGAGAACCATCTTCAGCACCACCCAACGCACACATTGCAAATGGTCTTTTAATAATTTTACTAAAAGCATCCTTAATTAAAGTTGTCTTACCCGTTCCGGGTGGACCAACAAGAGCCATTGCACAACCTACACTATCAGGATTGACAATTAGTTGGCCTAAGAATTGCATCATTTGCATTTTTGCATCCTCTAAACCATGAACCGTTTCATCCAAAATTCTTTTTGAATCTTCCATAAATGTTCTATATTTAATTTCTTCGTCGTTGATTGTAACCGGTAAACTAATATTTGTTCCAAAGGGTATTTTCATAAAAGAATCAACCCACTGTTTTACTTTATAATACTCACTTGAACCAGGGTCCATGTAGTTTAGAATATTAATTTTCTTTAAAGCTTCAGATTTAAACAATGGCTCTATTTTAGATTCTAAAAGGGCCATCAAATAAGGTTTATCAATGTAAGTATGTTTATTAACTTCTTCCAATTCTTTTATAATTTTTTCTTGAGAATCACGATCCAACTTGCGAAAATATTTAATATCACATATTTTCTTTTTATTTGTTACTAGTTTCTTAAAAGTATCAGTATTTCTTTGTGTAATTTGTACCTTTTCTTTTTGTTCTTTCTTTTTAATTCTTTTTTCTTCTTGCTTGACATATTGTTCAAATTTTTGCAACATTGCGTTATTTCCACTCTTCTTTTTAATATTTACAAGTTCTTTCAACTCATCCATTAATTCTTCTTTTTCTTTGCCGTCATCTACACAAGGACGCATATATTTACCATTAATCATTTTCCAATTTCTCTTATCCAAGTCTTTATCCTCAAGTCTTATATCGTAACGATTTCTACTATTTACTTTTACAATCTCTCCTATATATTCTTCATCCCATTCTTTATCCTTTACATAAACCCTATCATATAATTCAAAACCTTTCTTTTTAGATGTTTTATTCGTTTCGCCCTTGCTTTCCTCTTTATCACTTGAAATATTTTCTTCTTCTTCTTCTTCACTTTCATTTTCCATTTCTTCATCACTGTATTCATCATCTTCATTATAATTTAATCCCCCCCGTTCATCAACCGTAAAAACAATATTAAATTTCATATTTTTTTTTAAAGCTTCTGTCATATCTTCATCATCATCATAATCTGCATCATAATCCTCTTCGTCATCATCATATTCGTGTTGTTCTTCTTCTTCTTGTTCTTGTTCATCGGCTAACATTTTTTTACATTCTTCCTCACTACTATCTTCTTGTTTTTTCGAAGAAATGTTTTTCTTATCATTTTTGATTTTTGTATTTTTTTTAAGCATATCAAGTGCCTTTTTTTTAGTTTTCAAAGATTTTGATGTCTTTTTATTTTTTGATGATTTTGAATCATTCGTTGTATCACTTGAAAGCTTTTTATTAATAGATTCCATTTCTTCTAAAAGTTTAACCCTTTCTTTACCCGATTTAGATGGAAATATTTTTTGCATAAATTTTTGCATTTCTAATGTAGACATATCTTTTTTAGACTCTTTATCTTCACAACCAGGTGTCCATTCACTATCACTGTCGCTTGTCTCGGAATTTTTCATTTCTTTTTCTCCTTTTCTTGGCATATTTAGAGTATATATATAATATTTATATTAATATCCAAATCAATTTATTTTAGATAAATTGAAAACAATCTAAATATTCTTTATCATATATAAAGATGATGAAACAAAAAGAAAAAGATGCATCAAGAATTATAGGAATACAATTTAGTTTATTGTCACCGGATGAAATAAAAAAATCTTCAGTTGCAAATATTACATCTCGTGACACATATATTAATAATAAACCTGTTATTGGTGGTTTATTTGATCCTAGAATGGGTGTTTTAGATCCTGGTCTTTTATGTCCTACCGATGGGTTAAACTATATGGACACGCCAGGTTATTTTGGTCATATTGAATTAGCTAGACCAGTGTTTTATATTCAATATTTAAATACAATTATTAAAATTTTAAGGTGCACATGCATTAAATGTAGTAAATTATTAATTTCAAAAGAAAAATATAAATCTTTTATGAATTTAGATGCAAGATCAAGGTCATTAAAAGTTTTCACTCATGCGAGTAAAATAATGAGGTGTGGTGAAGATACAGAAGAAGGATGTGGTTGTAAACAACCTAAAAAAATTTACAAAGAAGGTCTAGCAACAATTATCGCAGAATGGGAAAACATCGAAGGAATACAAGAAGATGATAAAGAAAAACTAACAATGAAATTAACACCAGAAGCTGTAATTAAGATTTTTAGAAGAATTTCCGATGACGATGTTAAATTTCTTGGTTATAGTCCTATATTTTCAAGACCGGATTGGATGGTTTGTGAAGTTTTAGCAATCCCTCCACCAGCGGTTAGGCCTTCGGTAAAACATGATTCACAGCAAAGAAGTGAAGACGATATATCACATATTATTGTTAATATTATAAAGGCTAATAAAACTCTTCAAGAAAAAATAGGACAGAATGCAAGTTCAAAAGTTATAGAAGATTGGCATACGGTTTTACAATATTATTGTGCAACAATGATTGATAATAAAATTCCGGGTGTTGCATCTGTAGCACAAAGATCGGGGCGAGCTTTACGCTCTATTAAAGACAGGTTAGTTGGTAAGCAGGGTAGAGTAAGAGGGAACTTAATGGGTAAACGTGTTGATCATTCAGCTCGTTCTGTTATTACACCAGATCCAAATATTAAAATTGGCGAATTGGGTGTCCCATTAAAAATTGCAAAAAATATTACTTATCCAGAAGTCGTAAATAAAAGAAATAAGCAATATCTTACCAAACTTCTTTTAAATGGTCCGGATAATTATCCTGGTGCAAAAATCTTAGAAAGAAAAGAAGGCGAATCTATATCTCTCCAATATACCGATAGAGATTCTATTGATTTAAGAGAAGGTGATATCCTTCATCGTCATTTAATTGACGGTGATGCCGTATTATTTAATCGTCAGCCTACGCTCCATAAGATGAGCATGATGTGCCATTTAGTAAAAGTCTTAAAAACAGGTGCTACATTTCGTTTAAATGTAGCCGTTACTAAACCTTATAATGCTGACTTTGATGGAGATGAGATGAATCTTCACGGGCCACAAGATGACGAATCTTCTATTGAATTAAGGTTGTTAGCTGCTGTTTCAAAACAGATTATTAGTCCAGCAAACAATAAATCAATTGTTGGTATGTTTCAAGATTCACTACTCGGGGCATTCAGAATAACACGTGAAAACATTAATTTTACAACTAGAGATGCTATGAATCTCTTAATGAGTGTAAAAGATGTTAATGTTGATTTATTTAAAAAAACAAATAAGCAAATATCTAGTTTCGATTTATTAAGTGAAATTATGCCGAATATTACTGCAAATTTTAAGAATAGTCAAAGTTCTGAAGTTAATAATATTGTAGATATTCAATGTGGTAAATTTAAAGGCGGTCAGTTAGATAAAGGTGCCTTTGGTTCCGGTTCGAAGGGTCTGATACAGAGTATATTTAACAATTATGGATATAAAGCTGCTGAGGATTTTATTAACAATATTCAAAATATTGTGACCGATTATATGAAATCAAGTTCGTATAGTGTTGGGATAAGCGATCTAATTTCAAACCAAGAAACTAATAAAAAAATCTCACAAACAATATTAGAAAAAAAGAAAGCAGTCGCAGACCTTATTAATGAAACCCATGTTGGGACTTTTGAAAATAAAACTGGTAAAACAAACGAAGTTGAATTTGAAACCCAAGTTAATAATTTACTAGAAGGTGCTGTTAGTGCTGCTGGTAAAATTGGGAGAACAAATCTTTCAAAAGATAATCGCTTTGTTATTATGATTTCATCCGGTTCAAAAGGTTCAAATTTAAATATTGCACAGATGATTTCGTGTTTAGGGCAGCAGAATGTTGATGGTAAAAGAATTCCGTATGGATATGAAAAAAGAAGTCTACCACATTATAAAAAATTCGATGATTCTCCCGAAGCAAGAGGATTTGTAGAAAGTTCTTTCATCCAAGGATTAACACCCGAAGAATTATTCTTTCACGCCATGGGTGGTCGTGTTGGTCTTATTGATACGGCTGTTAAAACTAGTCAGACCGGATATATCCAGAGAAGGCTTATTAAGGGAATGGAAGATTTAATTTTGGCTTATGATGGAACAGTTCGAAATAATCAAGGTAAAATTATACAATTCTCTTATGGTGATGATAATATAGATACGACAAAGGTTGAAAGTCAAAAACTACCGCTTACTGAAATGTCATTGGAAGACATTTATAGCGAATTTCAAATACCATCGGAAGATGTTTGTGAAATTAGCTATACAAAAACAGCACATTCCAGAATGAAGAAACAAAACAACGAATTGGTAAAATATACAAAAGATATAATCAATTATTTTATTCAACAGAGAGATAATGTTGCAAAACATGTTTTTAAGCATAGCGATTCAACTACAATCTACATACCAGTTTATTTCAATCGAATTATTAATAATATCGCAAAGGAATTAAAATATCAAAAAAATTCATTAGTAAATGTAACTCCTCTTGAAACATATAAGATATTGGATGAAAATTTAGATATTTTAAATAACATGACATTCACAAAGCCTACTGAACTATTTAAAATAGCCTATAAACTTTTATTATCCCCAAAAAAACTACTAGTCATAAATCGATTTAACAAAAAGGGTCTTGAATTATTATGTGCAAAAATAAACTCAGAATTTATGAATGCTATATGTAATCCGGGTGAAATGGTTGGTATGATTGCCGCACAAAGCATTGGTGAACCAACAACCCAGTTAACACTTAATACTTTCCATTTTGCAGGCGTTGCATCAAAATCTAATGTTACAAGGGGTGTGCCCAGAATTGAAGAAATTTTATCGTTATCTGAAAATCCCAAACAGCCATCAACTACGATTTGTTTAAAGTCTAAAGAGTGTTCCAGTGTAGAAAGAGCACAAGAATTAAAATATTCTTTAGAATACACTAGCTTAAAAGATGTTATAGAAAATGTAAGTATATGTTTTGATCCTGATAATCTTACAACATTGATTGATGAAGATAAGCCTTTAATGGAAGAATATAAAAAATATCAAGATATGATTAATAGTTTGAAAGGAACGGCTACACAAATCGATGATGATTTTGAAGAGCAATCAAAATGGATTATTAGATTTGAATTAGATAAGACAGCAATGCTTGATAAAAATATTAATATGGATGATGTACATTTTGCTATCGAACAAAATTTTAAGAATGAAGTATCGTGTATTTATTCTGATTTCAATGCAGAAAAACTTGTAATGCGTGTTCGACTAGATAAATCGCTTACAAGTAGCAAACAAAAATCATTGGACCAATCAGATGAGATATATAAACTTAAAAATTTACAGAAAAATATGCTTAACAACATTATTCTTAGAGGTGTAAAAAAAATACCTAAAATTATTATTAGAAAATCTGTTAATCAGCTTGTTTTGGATGATGGTAATTATAAAAAAGAAGATCAATGGGTATTGGACACGGTAGGAACAAATTTACCCGATATTCTTACTATTCCGGATATTGAAGCTAGTAAAACGTACAGTAATGATATTCAAGAAATATACAGAACACTAGGTATAGAAGCTGCTAGACAATCAATTTATAATGAATTGGAAGAAGCATTTGAAGATTCATCATACATTAATTATCACCACTTAGCTCTACTATGTGATAGAATTACAGCTACTTCTAGTATGGTTTCAATATTTAGACATGGAATTAATAATGATGATATTGGGCCAATCGCAAAAGCCTCATTTGAAGAAACACCTGAGATGTTTTTAAGAGCTGCCCGACATGCCGAATTAGACACCATGACGGGTATTTCAGCAAATGTTATGTGTGGCCAGGAAGGATATTTTGGAACAGGTTATTTCCATGTCTTGTTAGATATTAATAAGATGGGTGAGTTGGGAAGAAAATCAATTGAACGCAAAAAGGATATATCTAATATATTGGGAATGCAAGACCAAGCTGGGAAGTGTTCTATCAAAAATATTACAATAAATCATGATGCAACAGTTATTAATAAAGATAATATGGGTGAAATAGATGACGATTATGATATGGGATTTTAAAATAATTTAAAATGATAATAATATTATAAATTATTTATGGCAGCATTAAAATATATAGCAGATATAATAGATAATAAAAATGGAAAAAAAAACTTTTATAAAATATATTTGAATAACTCATACTGTCATGCTTACAACTTAATTATAAATAATAGTAATTTACTAGAACAAGATATAGAAACGATTCTAAATTATTTTAATAAAGTTAAGAAAATATACAATATTTTTTCTTATTTAGTTAGATTATACAGGTGGAAAAAATATAAACATTCTTCGGTTGATGTAGATCTATGCGGTGATTCATTAGATACTTTACCTGAAATTCATAAAATTCAACTTATTCAAAATAAAACAATATATACTTTTAGAATTAGTGATTTATTAAACATATGGAAAAATGCATTAACAACTTCTATATATTTAAACCCAATTCCAAAATTACCAAAAAATCCCTATACCAATATTAAATTTACTATTGCAGATTTGGTAAATATATTTATAAAAACAAAAAAAACAAATTTTACAGTTCCGTTGCCCATCGAAATATTTTGGAGATGTTTAATGAATATCAATAAGTTTAAATTTGAAGGGTATGATGTTCTTAAAGAATACGCAATTATTAATTATATTAATAATTATGATGATGTCCAAACCTTTTACATTGATATAGTTAATATGATAAATAGTCTAACATGTGAACTTAATAATATAAGAATATCTGTAAATCATAGTTTCGAAAATAAAGTTATAATAGTTAATACATTAAAACCTTTTTTAAAGTATTATTTATTATCAAAAAACACTGGAAATCCTTTAAAAAAATCATTTTATTTTAAACAAACTATACGAAAATTAAAAAATTTTTTTAAAGACAATCCAACATTTGGAAGAATATTTGTTTCTACAAATAGAACAAACCAAGTTGTACAAAATCGTTCGAGAAATATTCAACAAACGACAAGAAGAAATACTATTCTTTATAGACTATCAAACACATTATTAAGTAATTCGTTATATCCCGACAGTGATACAGATGATATAGATAATTATAGTGAAATAGATAATACTAGCGACACATCTAATAGTTCTAATAATTACTATGAATATAATGATTTTAATAATTTAGTGAATGATGACTCTGATGATTAAATGCTATGAATTATTTTAATAATATTTTATATTATTAGATAATGTTATAAAATATAATAAAATTATATATATAATGAAAGGATGTAATAAAAAAATAATTGTTTTTGATTTAGATGAAACGATTGGGCATTTTGAACAGATATCTATTTTTTTAAATGGCATACAAAATATTGTACAAGGTAATGTTTCAGATAAATATATTATGACACTTTTAGACATATGGCCTAATATTTTTCGTTATAAAATTTTTGATGTATTTAAACTTATAAAAAAAGAAAAAATTAAAAATAATTCTATAAAAGTTGCTATTTATACAAATAATATGGGTCCTAGGAATTGGACTATTTTAATTAAAAATTATATTGAAAAAAAACTAAAATTTGAATTATTTGATTATACAATAACAGCATATAGGCCTAAAGAAAAAACAAATTTTAGAACTACTCATGAAAAAACATATCAAGATTTAATGCGTTCCGTAAAATGTAGTAAAAAAGCCGATGTTTTATTTTTTGACGATGTATATCATCGATTTATGACTAATAAAAAAGTTAACTATTTACAGCTCGTTCCTTATAAATATTCCGTTTCTAATAATAAATTAATTAATGACTACATAAAATCTAGACATAATAAACTAGTAAAAGGGAGAGATATAAAACCTTTTAAAGATATTATGTTTAAATATCTAAACAGCAGTAGCGAAGATCCGTATATTATTAAAAGTAGCACCAAAAAAGATAATGTTAAACAATTTAAGTTAATGGTTAAAAATGTTAAAAAATTTCTAAACATTAAAGATAAAAAAATAAATAAAAAATATACACGTAAATTAAGTTGAAAGTATATCATTATTTAATATTGTTTTTGTCAAATATTGCATAATGTAACTATTAACTAAAATAGCTATTCCAGCTGAAAATGCTATTTTTTTGTTAAAATTAGTAATTGGTTTAGTATTTAATGGATTATAAATAACTATTAATAGAATACCTACTATAAAACTAAAAATTAAATCAACATACTTTAAATACTTGGGAGCTTTTTTCCATACTTTAAAAATAGAAACAAAATATAACACCACAATTATAATTTTTAAAGTTAGATAAAGTTGTTTTGTATATGTATTTAACTTCATTAATATAATATATTATTATTTTAATAATTTTAATAATTTTAATAATTTTTTATTTAGTTGAAAAAGTAATTATAGAACCTTCACCATAACATTTATCACACTCTATATATAGCCCCCTGTTTACATTTTCACATAAATAACAAATTTTATTATTAATATTTTTACAACTACTGCATACAAATTTTTTACTTCTTTTACACAACCCTATACCATTACATTTAAGACATCTTATTGTTTTATCCATTATTTTTCAATATTATATATAAATATTTTAAATTTAAATTATATTTATATATATTAAATGGGCTTATCTGATGTTCCAAATGCTTTACTAAAAGTAGGAAAAGAAAGTGTTGATTTTACTCGTAATCAGAGTAAACAACTATTCAAAACAGCTATGAAGGGTGGTAAAAAACGCCGTTCGAGATGTTCGAGATGTTCGCGATGTTCGCGATGCTCATGTTGTTCACGCAACAAACGCCGCACACACCACAAACGCCGTAAAAGCAGCAAACGCATAAAACGCCGTACGCATCGCAAACGCCGTAAACAGAGCAATGTTATGCGTAAAAAGCGCAAAGTAAAAAAAACTCGTTCAAAAAAGCGTTAATTTAAGATTGTAAATTATTATAAATTTTTAAAGTTCTGGCACTTGCGTCATCTGCTTCAATAAATTTAGGCATCCATTTATAAGGTATTATTTTTTTATTGTAAGAAATCTCTCCAAAATATTCAGAAAAAATAGTATCATAATAGTGTTTTTCTGCCAACTTTTTATCATTTATATTGTATTTTTTGCTTGCATAATCTTGGATAATTTCAAACCAAGATTTTGTTAATTTACTAACACCATCGCTAAAAGCTTCTTTTGTTCTCCATAAAACTTCATGTGGTAGTAAATTCATATCTGAAAAACTACTTCTTAATAAATATTTTTCGCACTGTTTTTCACCATAATTATGATTCCGAAATTGACAAGGGATGGATAGATATGTTTGTACAAAATTCCTATCAAGAAAGGGTGTTCTGGCCTCTAATCCATGACAGGATATTGTTCTATCTGATCTTAATACATCAAATAAATGTATATCTTTCAATAATCTTCGACACTCTTTATCAAATTCTATTGAATCAGGTGCACAATGAAAATATAGATATCCACCTGTTACTTCATCGCTTCCATCACCATTAAAAACTACTTTAGCATCACTTTGTTCTTTTATATATTTACAAATCAAATAATTCCCAACACTAGCTCTAATACTAGTAATATCATTACTTTCTATTGTATATATTACTTCAGGTATAGCATTTATAAAATCATCCTCTTTTAATTTAATCTCATGGTGTTCTGTTTTTAAATAATCAGCAACTAATCTAGCATATTTTAAATCTTCTGAGCCATCCATACCTATACTCCATGTGTGTATCTTCTTACCTTTTCCCAAATTATTATAAATATTAACAACCATCGCTGTGATCAAACTACTATCCAAACCACCGGATAATAAACAAGCAATATCTCTATCTGTATTATCGACTCTCTTTTCTACAGCAGTCATTAATGTCTTTCGTATCATATATCTTATATTAACAACATCATCAAGTGACGAATTAATAAAACTATTTGGTTGAGAAAATATTATATTTGAAAAATCATATTTATCTTTTAAAGAAGAATAAATGTAACTTCCGGGTGCAAATGGTTCTGGTCTAATATCTATATCTGTCTTAAATCCCATTTTAATTTCAGACGCAAATAAGAACGATCCATTTTTAAGTTCCCATTTAAAAAGAGGACGAACACCGTATGTATCTCTAGCTATAAAAACACTTTCCTTTTCAAAATCAATCAATATAAAAGCATATACACCATCTAACATATTTAACGTTTGTTGTGGTCCATATTTTTTATATAAATCAATAATTATTTCACAATCAGAACCGGTGTTGCAATTACTATTTGACAATTTGTTAAGATGTTTCCAATTATATATTTCACCATTACATATTAAGATACAACTATCCTTTTTAATGGGTTGCTCTGATGTTGGTTTATTATAACCATTTATCGCTAATCTATGAAACCCCAAGAGTATTTCATTTTCATCACATATAACTTTATTAAAATTACTAGTTTCGGGTCCTCTTTTACTACCTTTAATAAACATACTTTCCAAATTTTTTATTGAACCATGTTTTTTTTGTTTATAATTAATTAAACCATAAATTCCACACATATATTAATAAATATGATTACTATCCTTTAGGTAATTTTATAGATTTTTAATAATTAAAATATCTATTATGAATATATATGATAAATCAAGTATTATTATGTAATCAAAAAAGGCTCGATGAACTTAATAATAGACTATATCAAAGAAATGTCACATCAGCAAGTGTAGAAAAACATGAAAGCTTTAGAAGTGTTCCAACACGACAAGTTCATTTTCCTATTTTAGACTGTGAAAAACCAAACAAAGTCGCTAGACTAAATAATAAATTTGATATTAATACTATGTTTACGCCAGCTAGCAATGTTCCAACACAAAGTTATAGGGACAATATTGATATTGAAACAAAATTAAGAGGGAGTTTTACACCTCTTCAAAATTGTGATAAAGCTGTATATATACCTTCGTCAAATAGCGATTTATATAGTTATACACATTTAGTAGATAATACTACCAACAATTTTAAAAATCCCCACGAGAGATTATTTGATAAAAATACATTTGATAACTTCAATCCAAATACATGCAATCTGGGATTTAAACTATTTAATAATCATACCAGAGTCCAACTAAGAGATTTGTAGTTTAAATATTAAAATATAAAGCTAACTATATTTTAATGATAAATAATTCTACTACAAAAGAAGCCGATTTACAATTTTTAACTAATCCAATGTTTAATAATTCATTAAATCAAAAAAATAATGACAAAGAAATAACTAATAAAATAGATATTAATAATTATAAAAAAAGAATTTTTCTACTTACAAAAAGTTTTTTACAAAATAAAAAAACAGAAGACACCACACTAAATAATGTCTTTAATACTTATGCAAGTTTATGCATTAATTACTTTAAATTTAAAGATGTTTCAAAAATAATACAAAATGATTATGTAGATTATAAAAATAATCTTTCATCAAACACCCTTAAATCAGATAGTAAAAATGATATTAAAAAAAATGTTAAAAAAAGTAACAAACTGATGATGAATATACCTACTGAAAAAGCAGATATAAAAAATTTTATACAGTATAAAAAGCACTCAAAAAAAACACTTGTTATACCAAAGGTAAAAGATATTTCCTATAATTAAAATTTAAGACAATAATTAAAGTTGCAATTATTATAAAATACACAAGGTTTTTTCTTTTTAATAAAATCTAGAGCTTTTTTATTAGTCATATTTTTATATTTCATAATAAATAAGGTGACAAATGCAGCACTTCGTTGAATCCCCTGTTTACAATGCACTAAAACACCATTATTATTATCTAATTCTCTCTTAACATCATTATAAATTAAACCAAACCTTTGTAATAATATTTCATTGCTTTTTTTACTTTTATCATCGTGTATGGGTATTCTTATTTTTTTTATATTATCTATATTTAAAAATTGCAAATCTTTACTTATATTAATTATTAATTTAATATTATTTTGTTTTATAAATTTTTCGTCTTGTGATGATTTGAAATCACCCAACCATAAATTGTCAATAATTCTAACTTTATTATGCAACAACCCAGTTTTGCAAAGAATTTTTTTCAATAAAATAAGTAAATATTTATTATTAAACATACATAATAAATATAATAATATTAAAATCAGTAATATTATTATTTCTACCTTAATTATTAAATTAAGCATCTTAAATTTATATTAATTTTAGATAATTAATAAGATTATTATATTTATTGTCTTTATAGCTGTTTAATTTGTTAATTAATTTATCATCTATTTTAGATATTAAATGCTTCATTTCTTCCGTATATATATTGCATATTTTAAGTAACAATACCATACTTTGTTTTTTTTCAATATACAATTTTAATGATTTTAATTTTCCACTTGATTGTACAAAATTGTAATTATTTTTTTCCTTGTCTTCTTCTATATCACAAAAATCGTCCATTATTTGAAACATAATACCAAAGTTTAATCCCATTTCCTTAAACTTTCATAATCAAAATCTGTTACACCTGAATAAATTGCGCCTAGTAAAAAACTTAGAATAAATAATGATGATGTCTTATATATTATTATAATATCTGTATTATTTTTTACACATTTATTTATATTCAATAAATTTTGAATATTTTCATTTAAATCTAATAATTGTCCTACTATTAAATTCTCTCCAACTAATTCGGTCCATTCGCTTACTAATTTTAACATTAAATCTTTTCGTTTATCTATACTCTGATTTATTTCTAAAAGTAGTTTTAAAGATGAGGAAACCATATAAAATGATGTTAGTATAGACTCCCTCTCACCAAATTCAACGAATGTTGCTTTCTTTTTTCTTCTAATTTCTGAATTATCCATGCAAGGCAAATCATCTATTATTAAACTTGCAGCATGCAATATCTCTATCGCAACTACCGGTTGCCAACATACATTTTCTTTTTTTGATAATGTTTGCATTATGTGTTTTACTAAAAAACCACGAATACATTTACCTCCTTCTAATGAATATTTAATTATTTTTTTTATTTTTGAGTTCTTATTATTTTTAAAGTACTTTTGAAAATCAGGTTCTAATTCTTTGTAATACATTATATATAAATATATGATGTAAACTTTAATTTATAAATTTTTTATATTATTTTTATAAAATAATTTATTTTATTATATTAATGGTAAAAACGAAAAAACATCGTAAAAAAAAAAGAAAAACAACAAGAAAATTTAAAAAAATGACTTGTTCTCCAAAAAAAAAAGAATTTTCTTTTACATGTTATACAAAAAATGCACTTTTAAAATTAAAAGAAATTTGGAATAAAAGACACCCAACTTCAAATATTACAAGCATTTATCCAAAAGAAATATGGAAAAACTTAAAAAATCTTATGAATAATACTTGTAAAAAAGAAAGTTGTTGGCTAAAACACCAATGTATCAAGAATGATATTAACTTTAATGATATGAATAAAATGTTTGCACCTACAAGCCCTTTTGAATGGAAAAAAAATAGGTATGAATGGTTATCTACAATTGATATACAAGATGCAATGAAACAATGGGAAGACTACGATAAATCGTTTAGATTTTTAGGAGCTTCTCCGTTGGATTACGATAGTAAAATTTATGACAATCAATGCGTTTGGAATGACTTGTGTAATTTTAATCTTGAAAATGAAATAAATGATGGTGTTAAAAAAATAGGTGTTGTTTTCAATTTAGATAAACATGATAAAGATGGTTCTCATTGGGTTGGTGTTTATATAGATTTAAATAAAAAACATATTTATTTTTTTGATAGTTATGGTGATCCACCACCAAGTAGAATTATGAAATTTTGCAGAGACGTTAAAAAACAAGCAAAAAAATTAAATTTAAAATACAAGATAATTGTTAATAAAAAAAGACATCAATACAAAGATGGTCAATGTGGAATGTATAGCATGTATTTTATAATATCTCTCTTAAAAGGTATATCATTTAATGCATTAAACAAATCAGTTATTAAAGATGATAAAATGTCTAGATTTAGAAAAAAATATTTTAATATTCCAGATTAATTTAAAAAAATTTAATTTAACAAAATTTAATTTAACAAAATCTTATTTAACAAAATTTAATAATTTATAACTAAATAACATAAACCTAAGTAGGGTATGTTATTTAAATGTCTGTCAATTCCATTGACAATCTTGATTTATTAAATCAAATTCTCTCTAATAATATTATTAAATCTAGTCAACCTGAAATTTTTAAAAATATATTACAGTTTGAGATTGATAAAGTTCATGCTAATAGAATTAGATTTAAAAGTAATTTAACTCAGATGAATAAAGCTGTCATTTCAAATATTCAAAGTATAACAAATGAATATATTGCAAAAAAAACAAATAAAAATAGTGAACCAAATAAAAGATTGGTTAAAATTAATGAAATAAAATTAAATGATGGAGAGATTAGATTAAATCCCAGACCTACGGAAATATCATCATTAGAAAAAGAGAATATTTTTGAAAATAGAGTTAAGGAACAAGAAAATAATTTTAAATTATTAAATCATCCGCCAAAACCAAAAGATATCGATTTTTCAGATAATTTTGACGAAGAACCTTTAAAATTAGAAAGCTATGATGAAACAATGAGAAAAAGAGAAGAAGAACTAAAACTTATTATTAATGAAAATACAAAAAACACACAAGATGCAGAAAAATGGCTTAAATTAGATAAAGAGAATAAAAATGTTACTTTTGATCTTTCTGAAAAACTTCCTAGAGAAACAACAAATAAAGTTGTAAATAATAAAACAATAAATTTTCTCAATAAATTAAAATCCATCGACAAAACTAAACCAATTGAAGATATTAAACCAAACGAGATTATATCACAAACGAATATTTATAACATGTTAAATAAAATCTTAAATAATCAAGATATTATTTTAAATAAGTTAAATACTTTAAATTCTACACCAGACACTAGTGTTGATACAGAAAACACATCTTTATCGTCTACTTCGATAACTTAAAATATATATTTCTTATTACAAGTAATAATTAATTTAAAAAGATATGCAATAAATATCATAATGAATCGCACACATATTTTTTTTAATAATAATAAACCAGGTATTGTTATTAAAACAAAAATTAATACATTTACAAGCAATGAGTTAGCGAAAGGTCGTTCAAAAGGTATTTTACCAAAAAATACCATAAATATTTCAAAGATTTACCATAAATATAAGTAAAATTTATTAGAAATATAAGTAAAAGTTATCAGAAAGACAATAATTATTTATCTATATAAATATCGCCTTTCCTATTCCGTTTTAATTTACCATATGGTTCTGGAAGTGGTAAGTTTTTATTTTTCTTTGAAGCCTTTGCAAATACTTTATAATCATCGTATAAATATAAATCTCCTTCTGGTGCTTGTTTAAAACTTAAAGATTGATTATTTCTTATCAACGCATATATTTTTCCATTTAATTTTATTTTTTCTACCTTCTTTTTAATTTTTTCTTCATTTAACATATCCTCTGAATCATTTGATGTTTCTTTAAATAACGGTTCACCTACAAACTCGTCGGGGTTAATATCACCAGTATCTAATTTGGATTCATCACTTGAAGTTGTTTTATATGATAAACAAACATATGGTTCATTTGAAGAACCTTTGTGTAATTTACAATCTATAGATGTTGATTTTATTGCCAATAATATTTGTTTGTTAATATCCTCTTTTATTGTTGATATCTCCCATAATGTTTGATCGCTTGTAAACGGTCTTTTAACTTTAAGACCATCCATTTTATCTCTTTTACTTACATCATTTTCCAATAACTCTTTAGACGCCAGTCCACCTGATTCTTGTCTTTTTTTTTGATTTTCACTTAAAACCATTAGATATAAATAAACATCTACTGTTCTCAATTCTTCTGGTAACTCATTATGACTGCATATTCTTCTCGCTCTCCCAACAACCTGTTGAATTCTTACCGGGTGCCAATAAGGCTCTATTATGTGAACAAATCTAGTATTTTTTAAATTTATACCTTCGGCACCACTGCTTGTAATCATTAATACTTTAATTATTTTACCCAAATTGTTATTTTTTATTTTTTCACCTTCTTCTTTTTTACCATTAATCTTTTCAAATAAACTATCTTTTAAAGAATCGGGAACCTTATCATACATACCGTTATAAATATTTCTTATATGTTCTTTTTCTTCCTTTTCTTCTTTACCCGTATAAAGTGCAAATTTGGGTTTTTCAATATCCTCATCTTTCATATCTATTACCCAATTATTTAACTCATCTTTTTTTATTTTAAACTGTGCAAAACCATTCGCTTCTAATACCAATGCCAAAATACCTATACCTTCTAATGTTCTGAACTGCGAATATATTAAATGCAACCCTATATTCTTTTCATCTTGAATATTTTGTAAAACTTTTAAAAACTTGGGACTATGTATTTCTAATGCTTTTGGATTTAAATATTCATTCTCTCTACCATCTCTAATATTTTTATCATCTTTTAATTCATTCAGAGCATCTTCTATTCTTTGTAAATATGTTTTATCTTTAATATCAACCTCTAGTTTTCGTAATTCATCTTCATCATCTCCCGTATAACTCCCATCTACATTTTCTATCTTTTCTTCAACGGATATACCATCTAAATCGTCTTCAGTTATTCCTTCTTTATTAATCGCTACTTCTAAATTTTGATCTCTATTTGGCTTTGGTCGCTCCATATCTTGTGGAAAAACGAAATTGCAAAATGCTCTACTGAATATGCGATATGTAGATACGGTTTCATCATTTAAATTGCCAATATTAGACTTTTTCTTTCTTTTAGTTGCATTTTTTTTTTCCAAGTCTCTTTCACCTTGTCTAGCCTCTTCATATATTTTAAATTGATAATCACTCATCTCAAGCTCTTCCACATGAAAATCTTTTTCATATTCATATCTAGGCATTAATTTTTCTTGAGCACTTCTAAAATATGATGTTAGTCCAAGTATACGCTTTTGAAATAAATTTATGTTTTTAATTCCCTTTGTTTTATCATCTATAAAATTCTCTATAAATTCATCATTTGTATCGGGTAATGCCATATCTTCTATTATTTCTTGTTTTACAACATCTATTCCGTTATTTTCTAAAATATTAGTACACATCCTTTGAAATTGTTCGTCGCTTATAAAACTACATGTATTATTTGAATTGCATAAATAACCATCTTCACATGTATCTTGTTTACCTGGTTGTGTACATTTTCCATTATTTTTTTTATATTGTACTCCCATGTATTTTTTAGATGAATCATCTCTCTTTCGTGATTTATCACCCTTATTAACGGATTTAAAAACTGATACAAATCCAAATGGATTTCTGGTTATTTGTATTATTTTTTTGGATGGATTATATTTTATATAATCATGTGTTACCATTTTTGTATTAAATAATCTAATAATCGCCTTTTCATCTACTTTCTCTTTGCTAATTACTCTAACTTGAAAATTAAATGTTTTAATATATCCACGCAACATATTGAATAAAACGCCAATTTCATTCGGGTAATTAATTATTGGCGTCCCTGTTAAAAATACGATTTTGCAATTATTTGCCCGCATTAACATATCATAAAGTATATATGATAAAGAATCCTTCTTTGTTATCTTGTTTACTATTCTACTCACAAAATTATGAGCTTCATCTATAATAACTACTTTATTATCAAACGTCTCCAAAGCATCTAATGCGGATTTTCTGATTCCGTTATAATTTATAAAAGTATACCTTCTTCGGATCATATAATTAATCTGTTTTGTTAGTAACACTTTTTCTGTATCATCTAATTCTTTATAGCTGCGACCTTTATCCGTTTTACCCATTAAAGCTACCCAAGCACCACTATTTTTTTCTATATAACGAAGTGGTACATTTAATGTTAATGCTAATTTTTCTTCTTCTTCTTGTGCTCTTTTAATACCATCTTCCCCATCTTTTGGTATCAAATCACCCTTATCATTTCTTGTCTCTATAAAAACCCACTGGTTATTTAATTTATAAAATTCATCGCCACATGATTTTAACTCTGATATATAATTATCTCTCAATGATGCCGGTGTCATTACTACGATTTCATTTGTTGTTTTTAAAGCTTCTGCAATAGCAATAGAAGAACAGGTCTTCCCTGCTCCAAGTCCGTGATAAATAAGTAATCCACGATATGGTGTGTATAAACTCATGTAATCTTTAACAACTTTTTGATGGGTCATTAATTCAAATTCAGTAGCTGTTCTATCACATGATACATTTTTTGCTTCTTCTTCCAAACCATCTTTGTGTTGGTCGTTTTTTTTTTTTATAAAATCAACAAATATTTTTCGATTATTCATATAATACGGATTTGCAACATGGGCTACTGTCGTTTCTTTGAATTTCTCTCTTAACCTTTCTATTTGATCTTTTTCACCCAGTGTCTCTCTATTTGCTTTCAAAATTGTTCCAACCATGCCTGTTTTTCTTAACCCTGTTCTTTTAATACCCGTCCTTTCTTTTAATCTTTGAGGACCCTTGCTTTCTTCTACTCCAAATTCATCACCCTCATCGATTCCTTCTTCCCTGCTTTCATCGAAGTCGTCTTCCCTTCCTTCATCTAACCCCTCTTCGTCAACGCCTTCTTTAATGCTTTTTTCAATTTCATCATCTAATGCTTCATCTTCCTCCATTATTGCCGATAATTTATCTTTCCTTATGTCTTCTAATTTTTCTTTTTCCTCGCTTTCAACCTTTTTCTCTACATTAACAGGTAATACATCTTGTAGAGTTTTAAATAAATCTTCTCGATTAAAATCTTTATCTATTTTTTCAATAATATTTCCAGTTACACCACTTTCATCTTTTTTTTGAATAATTCTAATTACATTTTCTTTTTCATCTGACGCATTAGGTTTTTTTCTAAGTTTTTCTAATAAAAGCATTATTTATATAAAATAAATATATATATTTATTTCATTTATTTGTTTCATTTATTTGTTTATTTGTTCTATTGCTATTTTACAAGCCTGTTGTTCTGCCTTCTTTTTAATTTTATGTTTACTTTCTCCAAAAAATACATACACTTTTTCATTATCTTCTATATATTCTTGTATCGCCTTTAAAGTTTTAAATTCACTGAATGGTTTTGAATCATTGTGAGTTAAACTATGGTGATGTTGATGACCTAAACACAAATAAACACCCATATGGTAACCATCATCTTCATCTTGTGGCGTGATTTCAACATAAACGGGTGTAGTTTTAAATTCTTTTTGTATCTTTACTTGTAAAATATTTTTATAATTATCGTCATTTTCTAATAGTTCCGTCCAATTAACATGTCTTTCAAAAATTTTTTCAACAAATATTTGTGCTATTTGAAACCCCGGTCCCGTAACAAACACATTTTTAAACCAATCTTCTTCGTCGTTTATTGTTATTTTATTGAAATCTAAAAATAAAGCTCCTAAAAAAGCTTCAAACAAACAACCTAGTTTTTTTAAATTGGTTCTTGTTTTCTTTTCTTCTGCATTTTTTGACATGATATACCATTTATTTAATCCCATATCATATACCATCTTTCCAATAGATTCATTTTTAACTAGGGCTATTTTCTTTTCTGTCATAAAACCCTCATTACCTTTTGGAAATCTACGGTATAAATAATACTTTGTTATACATTCTAAAACACCATCTCCCAAAAATTCCAACCTCTCATTTGATTTTGTTTTTAATGCCATGCAATCTTTTGGACGGTCAACAATTGTTACATTATTTGCTTTATTTTCTAATTCAGGTCTTTTTACATAAGATTTATGAATAAATGCTCTTCTGTATAATTCAAAATTATGTACTTTATCTGGAACACCATAATCTCTTAATATATTCTCAATTTGTTTCTGTGAAACTTCTTGGTTGTTAGGGTTGAAAGGATCAAATATCAATTGATCTTGGTCCTTTAATATGTCACCATCCTGTAAAAGAGTCTTAACTGTAATATCTTGTTGTTCCATAGTTTAATTAGTTAATGTTATTGGTTTAAGTGGATTATTATATAGTTCTAAATTATATCCTCTAATCTCTCTACATTGAAATCGATTTCAGGAACATAATCATCAATCTTTTGATATTTATATCCTTCGCGCCAATTTAAATAATTGTGAACCATCATTTCTTTCCATTCAGGTAATTTATTTTTACAAAACCATTCTTCTACAATAATGTAGTAAATTAAAGTTATAAAAAACACAATATAATATATACCAAAGAAAATTACAAAAAAATATCCAATATATTCAATCATTTAATAAATAAAATTTTATTTATTAAATTCGTTTTCTTATTTAATATAAACATACAATGCTAGATACCAACATATAAAAATATTTATTAACCAGTGTAGGGTAGACATTTTATTAATACCATCTTTATCTAATTTCCATCCAAATATATTCATAATGGGCATATGTAACCATTTTAGATTCTTTTCTGTAAAATTTGAATCAGAACCTTTATATCCACCAAAATATTTTGATATTTCGGTTAACATGCATTTATTATTAAAAAAATGCCAATGCAAGGGTATAAAAATATTAAAAAGTAAAAACCATTTTATGTATTTTTTAACTATATTCTTCGGTAAAATAATAAAAAGAAGTGGGTTTAAAACTATTATCATATGGATTAAATCTAATAATTTAAGTATCATATATATATATTTAATACACATAAAATAAATAATACCAAATAATAAGAATATTTACTAAAACATGACCTACTAAAAATTTAAGCATATCGTTATATTTTAACCATTTTAATCCAATTATATCCATTATTGGTTTATATAACCATTTAAGGTTTTTTTCTATAAAATGAAATTTTGATTTACTATCAGTATAACCTCCTGATTTTTTTGTCATACTAGTAATAAAACAACTATTATTAAAAAATACCCAGTGAGTTGGTACGATTACATATACTAATAATAACGGCCCCATTAGTGGTTTCAAAGTATTTTTTAACCCCATGTTAAAAAATAAAGGTAATAATAATGGAAAAAAAATTAATATTAATGCACCAAATAAATGGAAATCATTTAAAAATTTGCTCATTAACATGTTTTAATATATATAAATAAAAATATTTTAATAATTAAGATTAATTTCTTTAAAACAAAAATAAATAAAACTTAATATGAACCCAATGATATTAAATAAAATACATAAAACACTGTTTGCAGACATTGGTTCAAAAAATATTAAAAATAATCCAATTAAGTGTCCAAGAGACATTATAGAATACAATAGTATCTTTGCCCACTGTTGTTTAATTTCAGGAAAATATCTCTCAACGATTAAAATTCCCGAGCTAATATTAAACACCCATAATATTCCTACAACATTTATTGTTAATTTATCAGCCATCAATGTTATAATAATCCAAAATATGGATAGTGTATTTAAAGATGTTAATAATATACGCACTTTTTCTATATCGTCCATTCGTAGTTAATAACTCAAAGTTTCATTTAATATTGTTTCACTAATTATTCCATGTTTTTATAAAAATGTATATATATATATATATATATGGTTTTATATGTTGATCAAAAATATGATGCACTACCATTTATAATTCCTTCAACAAAGTGTGAAGATCAATTAAATTGGGAAGATATTATAGGAAGTAAGAATCTTTCAAAAGATAAATGGAGATTTTTTATAATAACATGTGGTGCACCGGGTACAGGCAAATCAACATCTTCTGAAAATTTAAAATATTATGCAAACAATATTATAAGACAACGAGATAAAAAAGATTGGGTTTCTGTTTCCCATGATGCTTACGTTGAAACAAAAAAGGACTATGATAATATAATAAAAAAATATAATAGTATTAAAACAAGAGCGAAAAAAAAAGAAATAAGAAATTTATTAGAAGATACATATCAAAAAGCAAGAAAAGGTAGAGCAACATCTTTTAATTCTCAAAAATTTATAAGTAGTTTATGGGATAGAAAACAAAACTCAACCGAAATAAGCCAGCAAGTTGTGAATGATTTTGGCACCAGAGTATTAGCTTATACTGATTTAATATCACATGTTGAGAAAAAAAAAAATATTATATATGAAACTACTGGAGAGAAATGGGATACTATTTTAAATACTTTTAAACAAATAGAAAAATATCACTGTGACAAAAAAGATTCTCCAAGATATATTGTATTATTATCGTATAATTTTATTAATATAAAAAATAATATTAAAAATCTTATAATAAGATGGCAAAAAAGTATAGAAGCATATAGAAAAATCAAATCACCAGTTAAAAAACATAGTTTTAAAAGTAGAAAAAATAAATCTAGAATTAAAAATTCTTTAGCACCGCTAATTGAAGAAAGCGAAGAAGAAGATGAAGAAGAAGAAAGTCTAGAAAGTGAAGGTGAAAGTAAAAAAGCTGGTGATGAAAAACCTAGAAATTGGATAGGACTAGAAAGAGAGAAAAGATTAAAAGAAATATCTGTCAAAGTAAGAGATAATATTTTACAATTAGTTGAAAATTGTTATAATGAAAAAAAAGGAGAAGGTATTTGTCAAGGTATCGGTCCAGATATTATTTTTATTTTTAATCGATCACCAAAATTTCATGTTGAACCATTTATTTTACCACTAACTGAAAAAGGTTCAATACTTAATACTTGGTCAAGACAAAAAAGAATGGAACAAAACAGAAATAATTTAAAAGATGGTAAAGAAGCGGTTAAATTTTTAAAAAGTAAAATAGAAGATTTAGACTTTTTTTCAAATGGAGCAAAATCCGAATTAAAACAAGCACAAGGTAGAAAAAAAAAGAAAAACAGCTAAAAAACAAACAGCTAAAAAACAAAGAGCTAAAAAACAAAAAACATCAAGAAAAAAGAAATAAAGACATTTTTTTTAATTAAAAAAGTATGAAAATAATAATAGATAACAGAGAGAATAATTTGATTAAATTATTAAAAGCTTTTTCAAAAGAAAAAAATTTTAATTTTACTATAGAAGTTGAAAAATTAGAGTTAGGTGATATAATTATACAGAATGATAATGGGGAAGATGCTATCATAATAGAAAGAAAAACCATTGCGGATTTAGCGGCATCTATTAGAGATGGAAGATATAAAGAACAATCATATAGATTAAATGGTAATTCTCTCCATAATCATAATATAATTTACTTAATTGAAGGCAATATAAATCACTATTCAGATAAATATACCAAGATTAAAAATTCAGCTATATACACCTCTATGTTTAGTTTAAATTTTTATAAAGGATTTAGTGTAATACGATCCTTTTCAATAAATGAAACTGTTGATATAATATTAAATTTTGCCGATAAATTTTCAAGAGAGAATAAAGAGGGGTTTTATAGTAAAAAGCATTTAAATAATCAATCTGAAAATTTTCCTGAAAATACTTATGTAGATGTTGCTAAAAAAGTAAAAAAAGATAATATTACGAGTGATAATATTGGAACCATTATTTTATCACAAATACCAGGTGTAAGTGTAAAAACTGCTAGTATTATTATGAAAAATTATGATTCACTATCAGATATGATGAGAAATTTAGAAGAAAATAATAAATGTTTGGATGATTTAACATATCTAACACAGAAAAATGTTAAAAAAAGAATTTCCAAAACAGCTATTTTAAATATATTAAAATACTTGATTTATTCAAAAAATGATGACATTAAAATAATTACTTAATATATACTTATGAAATTAAAAGAAATATTGAATTTATTTGGACAGATAACTATAGTGATTTTGTTTTTTTACTTACTTAAAAAAACCCTTAATAATTATACCAGTGTAAAACCATACAGAGAAAATTTTAGTATCGGTGGTGATAGCGATAGCGATAGCGATAGCGATAGCGATAGCGATGACTACGACGATGACGAGAACGGCGACGAGGACGGCGAGTACGATGAGGACGATTACGATGAGGACGATTACGATGAGGACGATTACGATGAGGACGATTACGATGAGGACGATTATGATGACAGCTTTAGAAATAAAGAAGGTATGGTAAATTTAAGAGAAGGTTTATCGAAAAAAAAAAGAAAAGCTAATAAAGAAGCTAAGCGTGAAGTTAAAAAAGATATAAAAAAGAATATAAAAAAAGAAGAAAAACGAAAGAAAAAAATTAAAAAAGATTTAAAAAAAACTGATACTGAGAGTAAGATTAATATTTTAACAAGCCAGTTTATTGCCAGTAATAATACTTTAGATTTCTTAAACGCAAAATTAAAAATTTTAGATGGAACAAATAAAAAAGGAAAAAAAAATTCATCTTTTTTTTAATTCTAAGTGGAAGAAATAATAAATTATATAATAATAATTTTATATATATAATGACTGGTAAAACAATTGCAGCAATAGGTGTAATTATTTTAATTTGCATGATATGCTATTTAACAAAACAAGCTTTAAATTTAGCAGATAATGTTGTTCCGTATAACGGTTATTTGTTAGATGATACCTATGAATCGATTGAAGGGTTTCAATCACAAAAAGAAAAATTAAAAAGAAGAGGTAAAATATATAATTCAGATAAAGTAACTCAAAATGAAGATTTTGCTTTTAGAAAAGAAAGCTCTGATTCTTTAGCTGATAATTTAGATAAATTATATGACAAATTAGAAAATAATTATAAAAGCATGAAATATCGTTCAACAAATTTATCTCAAGTATCTAGCAGTATTATTAGTTTAAAAAAGAAAATTAAAAAAACTAAACTCAGAATTAAAACAATTTATCCAAACTTTGATTTTGAAGATTTTAATATTCGCGAAGAGAACATTTTTAAAAAGTATATTCATCCATACATAGACGATGATGAAAATGTAATATGTTTTGATCAAGATAAAGATACATGTCTAAAAAAATCGGGCTGTAAATGGAATTCAAACTATAGAGAATGTGAAAGAGATGACACAGATAGCGAATCCGATGTATATTAAATACCTAATGTAAATCGTCGTGTCATTATCCTATTAAATTTAGAAAAATTATTAGTCTTAAAACCTTCTAAATAACTATCTCCTATAGGTTTTAGTGCAATAAAATAAAAAATTACAAAAATACCTATTAAACATACAAATTTTAAATTGTGATAAACATCTTTCATAATATATATGTTATATTATGAAATTATTTTAACATTAAATAATAAAAAGAATGAATAAAAATATAGAATATACCATTAAAAATACAGTAATTAACACATGTAAAATTGGTGCTATATATTTTTCTACTTTACTGTTATTTTATATAGTTCATTCTAATTTATTACGTGTCATAACATCTATATTCTTATATCTTATAAGTATTTGTTTGTTTAATATTGATTTATTCGCAGGGTTTTTATACTTTTTAATGGGTGTAGGTGCGGTATTCACGGAACATATATTTATTAAATATATCAAACTATCTTGGGATTACAGAAAACCGGATATATTTTCAATACCTTTATGGTTAATACCTTTGTGGGGCATTGCAATTATATTAATAATTGAAGGTTCAACAATAGTTAAAAACTTTACAGATTTTTCTAAAAACTTATTGTAAAGCTCTAACAATCGGCTCATTAATTTCTTTACCATATCTTTCTATTATTTCTTTTTGATTTTTATTTTTATTGCTTGAACTGGGTTTCATCGAATCAACTTTGGTTCTACTGTAAGATTCGCCGCCCCAATTTGTATCCATAGCATTTATACTTTTTTTCCCATCAAAATTAAAATTTCTATCAAGTGGTGTAAATGCTCCTACATATTGATCGTCTGGATCAAATCCAGCATAAGAATGTCTATTGTAAGGCATATCGTCGTGATTAGCATCATACAAAGGTTGCATAGGTATTTCCTGTTTTTTAGTTATAGGAAGACCAGCTTGTTTATCTACTGGGTCAGGTAACATTCTAAATGTTTGGTTATTTTGTGCATCATATGTTTCTTCAAAATATAAAATTGGACATTTGATCTTTTTGGCTCGCTGCCATTCCGCAAATTCAACATATTCTTCTAAATTATCAAAAACTAATGGATTTACACCTGGTATCTTGGCTTTATTTTTATAGATAAGATGTATTTCCTTCCCTTTCTTAACTAATAAATTTGGACATTCTTTAGATACGCCAAACCCTTCTTTATTTTTATAATAATTATTTGAATAAAATATTGCTCCCAGAATAAATAATAAATAAACACATACTATTTTAAAATTCATCTATATCTTATATAAATAAAATTTTTATTGTGTATATATATAGATAAAATGGTTCTAAAATTTATAACTTTAAACGATGATAATGCCAAAGGTTATGCTTATACTATGAGAAAACCTAACAAATATCATGCAGTAGCTTATTTAGCCGATTGGTGCGGACATTGTAAAGATTTTAAACCTACATGGGAGAATGCTATAAAAAAATTAAAAGAAAAAAAAGATCAATATGATGGCTATGTTACGACTGCTTCTGATAAAACAATGCACGAATTACCATGTAGTAAACCAGAAGGGTTCCCAACACTGTCGCTTTACAAAGGAACACAGCATATAAATGATTTAAAAGGTAGAACAAGCGATGATGTTTTAAATTTTTTTGAAAATTTAAGAAAAGAGGTAGATAAAAATACAATTATGGAACAAGAAAATAAAAAAATGAAACAATTAAGCGATCCAACACCAACACAAATGAATACGCCAACACCAACACCCATGGATACCATTATAAGGAAAATTAAAAAGAAAGTAAGTAGAAAAAATACAAAGAGAAGAAAACAAATTACTCGTAAAAAAAAGTTAATTTCTGAAATGAAAAAAAAAATGGAAAAATTAAAAAAAGAAATAATAAATTTATCTAAAAGTAAACCAGAAACAAAACGCCGTAAAAAAAAGAATAAAAAATTAAAAAAGGCGGGACAAGAATTAAATATGGAGGAAGGAGCCCCGTATTTTAACAGATTTTGATAATAAATCTAATAAATCTAATAAATCTAATAAATATAATGAAAAAAATTTTACATTGTATCAGGCATGGTGAAGCATTACATAATGTTTTGTTTAAACAGGTTGGAGAATTAGCATATGTTAATCATAGAGATACAACATTAACGATAGCCGGTATACAACAAGCTAAGCATCTAGGATATACTTGGAAAGAAAAAAAAGATATTGAATTAATAGTAGTCTCACCATTAACAAGAACTTTAGAAACAGCATCACATATTTTTAAAGATTCAAAAATACCAATTATGGCTATAGACGATTTAAAAGAATTTCCACAATCTTATCAAAAATGCAATCATAGACGCTGTATTGAAGAATTAAGTGAAGAATTTAAAAATATAAATTTTTCAGAAATTAAAGAAAATAATGATATTTATTGGAGAGAAAATCCAGATACAGAAATAGAAGAAATAGAAAAATTACACAGTAGAATAGAATATTTTAAAGATTGGGTATTAGAGAGAAAAGAAAAAAATATAGCAGTTGTTGGTCATAGTTCTTATTTAAATATGATGTTAAACGGTTTTATAGATAATGAAACATCTGAACTGAAACACTGTGAACCTTATAAATATTATTTATAACTAATAAATTTAAACATTAATAATTATCTGTATTAAACATGAATAATACAGATAATTTTAATCTTATGTTAAAAGAATCAAATACATTATTGACAAAAAATGAGGCAACACTCATTGCAGAAATGAATCTTAAAGGTAGTGAATTATTAGAAAAAAATAATTTTTTAAAAGATTTATCTGAAATTATGTCTGATAATAAATTTATACATTTTTTTAATAAATATTTTAAAACAATGGATGATGTAAAAACAACGGTTATTTATATGAAACTTTTTAATTTATTTAAAGAAAAATATAATAACATGTCAAATGCTGAATTATCAAACTGTGTTAATATCTATTTGCTACACAAAACAATGACAAATGACATGCTAAGAAAAACAATGATAAACGCTACCATAAAACATCTTGAAAATAATAAAAATGATATACTTGATATAGTTAAAAATGATATAAATCATTCTTAAATAATTTAAAACACAGCACACTTTTTTTAAAAAGTATTATTTATTTTTGTATTAAATTTAATATTTATTTTTGTATTAAATTTAATATTTAAATATAATATAATGTCTTTAACATTTTCACAATTACCAGCAAATACTATACAAGAAATAAGCTCTTCTGATACAAATAATAATGTTGTATATATTGCTATTAATGTCTCAAATATAACTAATCAGTTTATTGGTATGTCTGCATTTGATCGCGGAAACAATCAACTTGTACAACAATCATATCGAATGTTAATATATAACAATGGAAAGATGGAAGTAGCATATCCCTCAGATAGTTCAAAGGGAGTAAAAGGATATTATTCTAGTTTAGCTAATTTATCAAGCAATAAAAGTGACTGGATAGAACACCCGCTTCTTTCATCAAACGCTATTCCAGGACAATTCGATACAAGTCAACCAATTTCCGGTAATAGTGTTTTTACTTCAGGACAAGGTATACCAGACTATTTTACAGTTGGTGGGGCTAATTGGTACATATTTGAAATATTTGGAGTAAATGAAATGCGAACAACATCTGCTTCCCCTCAAACAAGAGATTTATATATTGGAAGAAGCCAAATGGAAAGTCCGAATTATACAAATTTTCCTTGCAATGTTGAATTACATTATGGTTCACTCCCAAATACACTAGGGCCAGCAGTAACCCCAGCTGACCAAGAAGTAACAGATGCTATTGCAGGAACTAGCATCGATCCAGCCGTTGCTACAGCAGCCAACGCCGATGTCGATGCCGTTACCAATGATGCCGATGATGCCGCCGTTACTACTGCTTCTACCACTGCTTTGAAACGTTTCTCAGACGATGCTCAATTTGCAAATGCTAATTTTACTAAAGCCAAGAAGCGTAAAGTTCTTAAAAATTTGATGAAACAGATTGTTAATAAGTTATCAGATGGTAAATTTCAATTGAATGATAAAACGGAATTTTTAAAATTTGTAAAA